ATTGTCCATTACATACCACCCTCAGAGACAATAGTTTCTCTTTCTTCAACAGACTCATTATATGCAATTTCTAGGTTATCTAACTCAACCTGAGCAATTTCACCTTTTTGGATATACTGTTGAAGGAAAGCACGAAGAGAGCCAATAGCTCTCAACTCTCCAATACATGCATCAAAATCTTTATCACTTAATCTACCAGAAGTCATAATACCGGCTAATCTTTTAGGCTCTTCTACAAAATAAGCATCCATAACAATTTCTTTAAACTCAGGAATTGTAGAAAGCTTCTTCGCAGAATTAGCCTGATTAAGAAGAGCCTCACAGGTATTTTTATATTCTCTGTATTGATCAAAAGTTAAATGTTCAATCTCTTGATCGGTGTTGTTTTCGTTTTCATATAAGTTCATTGCCACGTCCCTTGTGGTTGATAATTTAAGATATTTTGTTAGTAACCTACTTTACTGCGGTAAAGCAAGCGGTTGTTGTTGAGCACTTTGTAATGGAGCCATAGGAAATGTTGGTTCAGGGTTGTATGGACGCCCAACAACAGATTCTGCTTGTAGTCTATCTGAGTCTTCTACTAGCTTATTAAAGCCTACAGCAGCCTCAATCATACCAGAAGGTGTCTCACCTTTAAGAAGACCCTTTGTAACTTCAAGATCACGATTACCTCTAGCCTGAGCACCCATAGTCTCAACATTACGTTGATGTTTGGTACCTGTAGATTCAAGATCTGTATCAAGAGCATTACGTTCAGCACTGGCCATAGCTTCGGCAGCTTTAGCTTGATCGAGAGCAATCTTAGCTTCAAGAGCTTCAATCTCCAACTCAGCCATACGCTGTTGTACTGGATCAGGTTGAGGTTGATAAGTTCTAATCTTTTCAGCCAAAGCAGGCATCCGTTTAAGGTCAGCAATTTCTGCAAGAATAATCTGTGAAAGAGAAGGGTCCATATCCGGTCCCATTGTCTGAAGCATCATACCAAGATCACTGGATTTCTGTTCATCAACTTGGGCTGTAGAAATATCTACAATTAAATCAAATAAACCAGAAAGATCTTCTCTACGTACTTCAATGAATTTACGGTTTGTAACTCTAATAACTTCTTTCTCTTGAAGGAAAAAAGCATTCATAGATATAATCTTACTACCAATTAAACGCATACCTTCTGCTAAACGACGAAGGATACTCATCTCTCTTTGTCCAGCAGCATCTAAGGCACCAGAAATACCCCTAGCAACCTTACCGTATGCATCACCCGTAATGCCTGCCGAAAAACTCTTAACCCCTGATAGACCCTCAGCTTCAGCGTTTTGAAGTTGCATCATTGTTAAAGCAGAGTTTGGAATCTCAGGGTATGACATCTGTTGGATAGCAACACGAGGATCAGAGTTAGGATTATATTCAAAATCCTCACCAACAACAAACCGCTTACGGTTTACCGGGTCAAGAAAACCCTTAGCATACCCTGACTGAGCATTTGCTGACCTACCAAGAAGATCAATCGTACCACGAGTTACAGCACCAAGAATTCTCTGATTGTCTTGAAGAATTGAAGCATCAGCCTCTCCCCAAATAGAACCAGAAATAGGCATGTAAGGTACAATCACGAATGGAGGTTTTCTATCAGGAAATGGATTTTCCATAAGCTGAATCATAGTGTCACCAATAAAGGTGGCAACAATTGGAATCATAACCCCATCACTATGGGCATCCCATAAACCCCAGTACTCATAAACTAAGATCTTACATTTATCAGTGTTAGATCTACCATCAATCATAGGTGTTGAGGTTTCATGATCTGGATCACCAGTTTGAGATTTAATTGCATTAGCCAGCCAATTAACTTCTTCAAGATTCTTATACGTTTTTTTCTTTTTAAGTTCAGACTTTGTACTTTCATAAGTATGAATCATAAATTGAGCATCTTCCCATTCGCCTTCACAAGAAGGATCAATAAAGAAATTTGCAACATCAATGATTTTTAAAGCAGGTTGATTGATAGTAATTTTAGTCTCAGAAACCCACTCTTCTCCTGTCTTCTCAGCAACAACCATTTCTTGATTCTCAAACCCATACTCAACAGCGGCTCTAAGCTCATCTGGAATACTAGAATCTATTTTAAAAAACTCAGGATCTGATTGTGCCATTTCAGTTGCCTGAGCAAGCATTTGCATACCTTCTTCATCACCCATTTCTAGAGGGTAATAACTGTACACAGGTTTTAAAACTTTAACTTTTTCAGTCTTACGTTCCCAGCCAGTACGAACAACACATGTACCTTCATCTACTGTTTTACGTACAAAGCGATCAATAAAATCAACTTTTCTGAGTTTAGTGTCAAACTGCCAATTGATAACTAATTCGTTCTGATCTGCTGACTCTTTATCCTCAAAAGTTCGAGGTTTAATACTAAACATTCTTTCAGTGTTAAGAAATGGTTCGCTTAAAGCAGGATAACGCCATTCATTATGCTTACGAATTAGTTTTGGTTGTACAGCACTTCGTCCGGGAGTCTTAGTCTTTTTACCAGACTCAGCCCCTGTTGTATTTCTAAGTGCTAACCAACCTTCAACATTACATTTTTGATCAACATTCTCTTGTCGAGCATATTCTAGATCACCTTTTAAGTCTTCAATAGAAGGTTCACTACTCCAATCAGTGAGAGAAACTTTCTCTACTTTTTCTGGATTAGAGGAGTACATAGTAGAATCTACATCATTGTCCGGCTTTGGAGCCGACACATCATTTTCGATTATGTCATTTTCTGGTTTCACAATTAAACTCCTAGTCCCGAATAATATTAGACACTGATTTATATGTATCTACAGCAATTTGTTTCTGTTCACCACACTCAATTAGAGCATCACCAAGACGACCCATACGAATCTCATCAAATCCTACAGAAGAACCAATAACTTCTTTGATTACATCTGAAGGATGTGGACAAGGTTCTACAATGTCACTGGGTAGCTGTTGTAGTCTTACCCCAGCGATGTTCGAGTCTGAGCAAGCCCCCAGTGGTACCAACACCAGAATTATTAGAACCTTTAGCGGATAAAGCTTTCCTTTCAAGTTCATTTACCAAATCCTCTTTTTCTCTATTTAAACGTCTAAGCTCATCTGTTTGCATTCTTACAATATCAGTTAAATCAAAAAGTTTCTCTTGTCTCTCTTTTGTTTTCTTAGTTATTTTTATAATCTCGGAAATAGAACCCTTATGATAACCATAAGCGAAAGTCCCTGATAATAGCATAAACGCTACAAAAATCATTATAGCATTAGATTTGTATTTAAGAATAAAACCAATTAAAATACTCAAAAGAATTTCTCCTGCATTCTCTTTCTCAGAATATCTCCAGCCTGTCTTTCTGATAACAGTTTAAAGAGATCATTAGGAAGAACCCTAATATCCCACTTACCTCTTTGTCTAATTCCAATGTTTGTTTGAACTTCACAATGAGTAAGTGTTGTCCATCTCGATGGTTTGATATCGTACAATTTACAATAGAAAGCTGTTCTCTTTAACATTGAGTCAATAGAATCCCATGTAATTGGGAATTCACCAACACTCACAACAGATGTACCCCAATTGACATCAGCACCTGCCATACTAACACAAGATAATCCTACAGCTCCTGTATTAGCGTTAAGGGTATGGCTTACACCTTTACCATTGGGAGAGTAATCAGCTTGATCTATTGCGGGAGATCCACCTTCATACTCAATCCCATTGTGGTCATAAACATGATTGTAATGACTCTTAACTTTATCAGTCACACGGTAAGTAGATGCAGTCCAATGCCAGTGAACTCTTTTAATACCAGAGGCATCAAACATCAGGTTTAAATCTGAAATATTAAGATGACTCATATCATGTTTAGTTTGGTTCTTAGTATTAGGACCATCTTCACCATCAACAATTAAAACTTTTGAATTTGGTAAATTCAATGAATTATGCCGAATTTGAAAATCTCGAACCATATTACTCATAACTGTGAACCTCACTGTAATGTATGTCAGAAGGTAAATCACCAAATTTAATAAAGGTGATAGGACATTGTGAAACTTGAAGAGTTACTAACACAAATCCTATCATCCAAAACATAGGTAAATTAACCTTAAAAGTATTTTTTGTGTATTTCACGATTTAACCCTTTCCTCCACCAATACGCTTTTTGATGAGATCCTTGATGAACTCACGATCAAGAATTAAAGCAGTCAACAAATCAAGAATAATTAAACCAAAAGCCATAACTAACACTGCTGCTATGGTCTCATTATTCTGCATATAAGGGGAGATAGTAGGAGCTAAACCTACAGCAAGTAAACCAGAAGCAGCGGTTTTTGTTGCCCGTTTGGATAAGCTTTCTGTTTCGGCATCTCGTGTAGCAACGTACACCGCCATACCAATTAAAACTAACCAAAACTCCCAAGTTTTATCAAACATCACACAAAACCTCTATTTTCAAATTTGGTATTCTCTTCAACTTCAGAGGTTAAACTGAGATCCTTAGATTCATCTTCACCAATATGTCTTAGATAGGTTGCATAGTAGCTGTCACCTTTAGCAGAATGCTCTGGTCCACCCATATGAGATAAATATAGCGATGCTACAAACAGTTGTAATGCTGTCTCTAGATTAGGTGGAATATTGATATAATCATTTTCACCGATAATTGCGTGTTTCTTCTGATATCTGATTCTTACTTTAGCTGGATCAGGAGAAGAACTTACAGTGAATTCAGAAATCTTACTATCTGTAAACCTTAAAGTATTAAAGCTTGGAGCTAAAATATGCCCATTAGTATTAATGCTGTGTCTAACTCCAGTTGAGTCAAATACATCTAACACTCTAATGTATGTATCATCTAAAAATGGTTCTTGAGTAGAGTCTGTTAATGTAGTGCCTAAATTTACCTCAGTAATTGGGTAAATATTTTGACCGCTAACAAATGAAAGATCTACCTGACCTTTAAAAAGTGGGAATTTACTAGTTAGATCTGTGAGACCTTGATTTGTAAGAGACAATAGAGTCGGGTAATACTCTGGGCAAATAATACCAAGGTTAGACTCATCAACTGCTGATGTATTTTTTAACTGACTATTCGCCAGTTTCTGTGTGAAATTTTCAAAACTAAGCATAAATTTACTTTCCTACATGTAAATGTTTCAGACCACATAAGACCCATAACTTGTATCATCATCAATATCTGCGGTTAAAGAACTTCGACCCCAAACACCAGAATCCCTTGAATCACCATTTGTATTGTTACTTACACTATCAGGAGTGGGAGACCAAGGATTCATATACTGCAACATAGAAATTGTGTCGATACAATCATCCTTACCTTTGATACCATCTTTTGTTGCTAACTCTATCTGCTCAATAAAAAGACTTATAGTTTTTGAATTTTTCAATTCAGTAGGAAAAAATATTTTACCAGACTTAAACAGTGGCACAACCATATTAAATCTTGAAAGTTTATCAATCGTAGGACGGATACCTGCTTTTCCGTTGTGGTTTGTAAGATTAAAGAATTTATTTCTATAATTCATCTCATTCATAAACCACTGAATAAAGCCTTGCTGTTGTCCTGAGATTTCTACACCAACACCTTGAGGTTGATACTCATCTACAAAGTTAAATAGATCATTAACAGACTTATCCATAGTCTGTCTTTCACAAACTCCATCTACCCAATGATACTCATTATCACTGTTGTACGCCCATACAGACTGCACAGAAAAATCAGCAGTCTGTTTTGAGGATGTAGCAAAGTCTGTTGTGATGTAAAAATTGTAATTATGTTTATTCTGAAGAACTGGTGCTCTTGGTCTCCAAAGAATTTCAGAATCTTGAACCAAACGAGATTCATCACTTGTGATTCGTAACATAAGCTCTTGTCTAAAATTCTTTAGTTTCCCTTCTTGCTTGGCAGAATCATACTTTCCTTTTACATAATCATAGGTAAATCTATCTTCCCAAGCACCTTTAAACTCTTCTCTGGTGCAAGGAAACTTTTCACAGATAGGCCAAACATTGACATGCCAAGCGCCAGACTCAATAGCCTCATACACAATATCATTTTTATTGAAAGGAGTACCATTCATGATCATTTTACTGCGAGTAGGATCTAGAGCATACTGAACACCTGAATACACAGTATCTTTGATAGCATTCATTGCTGTTTCAGATTTAGAATCAGCATCTGAAACTAAGTCATCCATCACTGCAAGAACTGGTCGCTTACCGTCAATTTTAGTACCACGAATACCGGACTTAGCACCAAACATCTTAACACCTAGTCTTTTGCCACGTCGATTTACAAAAGATAGTGCGTTCTCCGTGAATTTAGCTTTTGGAACCCAATATTGTAAGAACTCGGAATTGTTATATCTAAACTCAATTGAATTGCGTGCTGACTTAACACCATTCTCCATAGAGTCTGAAATGTATAGCATACCTGTGACTGTACCAAAATTAGGTAGTACATTAAACATTGCAAGGTATAGAACCAAATACTCCATAAAGAGTGTGGTCTTTGCTGTACCACGAGCACAAAGGTTAGCTATTTTTTCTTGTTTACTTGCAAGCTTATCAAGCATCGCTAAATGCATAACCGGAGTTTTGTTGTCTTCACCTATATCCCCATTCACAAGTTTTATGAAGTTCATAAACTTTAATGCAAACTCACTAGGTACATAACCCCCATGACTATTCAGCATTAGAAAATCTACATCATTGAGATAATCATCAACTGTCTTTTTTGGGATATAGGTTTCATCTATCATCATGGGTTTACAGTCTTCATAGGAAGTGAAGCAATATCATTGGCTGAAACATTAGGATCATTCTCAATTAAGAATAGCTGATTACGGCTCATTTTAACAAGTTGAGCTTCAAGAGCAGCCATACCATCATTCAAACCAATATCAATTTTCAACTCAACACCTTTAGCAATTTCAGGTTTCTTTAGGTGAGTCAGTAAGCTATTAGCTGCATCACTTCGAACCTTATCTGAAACCATAACATCAGTCATTAACTCATACTGAGTATTAATAGCTGATTGGAATGCATCCTGATTAAGTATCCATGTAGGAACTATGGCACGTTCCATAATTTTAGTGACAAGCTGCCCTTTATTATATGCAGTTACAATTGAAGCAATATCTTTTGTTTCTTTGCCTGATTTAACCATACTATTATGTCTATCAGGAAATGTAGCTTTATACGAAGCTAGGTTAGTCTTACCCATAATCTTATAGGATACATACATAACAGCACTAACATAATCTCCAACTTTATATCTACCTTCCTGTAAGACTTGAGAAAAGGTAATAAAATTATCTCTAATATTCCTAGCTTCTTCTGGGTCTTTTGAGAGAGCATTAAGCTGGTTAACCATATCTTGAGAGATGTTCTTTCGATACTGAACAGGAAGACTCTCTTGAACTGAATTAAGTGTAAGCATTGCTTGACTACCTTTATAGTGTGCTGTGTAAAACATTCTTTTAAACTTATATACTGATTAAGGTTTATAAAGCAATACTGAACCATGTAACCCTTTTCCTTCGGGTTTCTTGTTGACCTAGTAAAATTTAATGACTAAGAATGACAAAAGGAAATATACTAAAATGTTTGAGATCTATATTTATGTGATTGGGGCTGTAATTACAGGTATCCTAGTCGCAGGCGTGTATAACATGTTTAATGATTTTACTAACATGAACTGGTTTAAATTTGCTATTGCGGTAGTAGTTTGGCCTATTACCATTATAGTTTTAATTGTAATGTTTATTCGAGGTGCACTTAAAGGTTACTAACTAAAGCCGCTATAGCTCAGATGGGAGAGCGCCTGACTTGTAATCAGGATGTCCGGGGTTCGAATCCTCGTAGCGGCACCAACAACACTAAGGAATTAACCATGAATAAGTGTAATGAAGCTCCAAAATGTGATGAATGTGGTAAGTTCATACCTTGGATTAATACAACAGTCACACAAGTCCTTGCTTATAATATGCAACATGAACCGTATGAAGATGACTTACTTGGTGGTTTATGTGACAAGTGTAAATCTAAATAAATATAATGCCCACTTGATGAAATGGTAGACATACGGGACTTAAAATCCTTTGCTTTCGGGCGTGCCGGTTCAAGTCCGGCAGTGGGCACCACAATTTAACAGGAAATTATATTAATGTTTGATTCAAATATTAACTATCAAAAACTTAATAGAGATGACCAAGAAGATCTTTATCAAAATGATGAAAGTTGGTTAGTAATTAAACACTCAAAACCTGTGGATACAGATGGATTTACAATAAATTTTGAAGCTATTTACTATCATAAAGATACAAATACTTATTGGCTTGTTAAAGAAGATAGAAATATTATTGGTAATGGTGTAGATCAATACATTACCATTACAAAAGTTGTTCCTGTAAGACAAATGATTACATCTTACAAACCCATTAAGTAAATAAACCAATGGCTCCATAGCTCAACTGGATAGAGCAAGAGACTTCTACTCTCTAGGTTCGGGGTTCGAATCCCTGTGGGGCCACCACATGCCACTGTAGCTTAATGGTAGAGCTATCCGCTCATAACGGACAGGTTGTAGGTTCGAATCCTACCAGAGGCACCATAATTTTGATTTACTGAATAAAGAGATAAAAAAAAATGGATATGTTATTTGCGATTAGCATTATACTACAACTTAGTTTATTGATGATTATTGTAGTTCTGATGGGGTTTGTTGTGTTTGCAGTGATCTACAAGGTTATTACTTTTTTTGCACCACACCTTAAATTTTAAAATATATAAATATTTTAAAGTCCGCCCGGCATGTATGAAGAATACTTAACCCGCCGCACCATGAATGATTACATGGGATTAATGGCTATAATATTGTGGGTAAAGCCTCACACACTAATCAATATAAACTTAGAGAGGTAACAACATGAGTGTTGTAAAAGAAGACTCTGTTTCGGATTGTATCAATAATATCTGGGATATTGTTTACCATAACTTCCTTACAAGTAAGCAGAAAGAAGAAGGTTTACGTAAATTACTGGGTGCCTTAGTAGCTTCAACCTAGATAAATTCTTCACTTGTTGTTAAGTTTGTAGGTAAAAAATATGAACCAAAAACCTAAGAAATGGTTTAAAAAACAAAAAATTAACCCGCTTGACCCCCAACCCGAGGACAAGCGTGGGTATTACAATTTGCCCTACCACTTTAATACTAAAAGCCGTGACCGCCCTACTGGTCACACAAGTGGGTTATGGCACTCTGATTATTCATACAACACGAAAAAGCGCAGATTTTTTAGTAGACATAATATTAAATTTTTTACATATGAAGGACTTAGTGAACAAGAATAAAACATATTTTTACAGTTTCTTTAAACTCACACACTATCAGGGTGTAGCTTAGTTGGTAAAGTGCTGCACTTGGAATGCAGAGATCGAAGGTTCGAATCCTTCTACCCTGACCACGCATTATTCAAGAATCGTCTAATACAAATATACACGTAACTGTCAGATAACTTATCGTTACGTATTATACTAAGACACTGTTTTTTAAGAACAGAAATATTGGTGAAATTCCAATCTCTTGAATTTACTAACTACCCACTATCTGAAAGTCGTCTAATATAATTCCTACTGTCAGACAACTGATCGAGGTATAGAAAGGCACCTTTGAAAGAAAGAAGGAAATGTTGGTGTAAATCCAATCTTTCGGACCCCACCATTAATTTCACACTATCTAGAAGTCGTCTAACGAGATAATTGTCAGATAACTGATCGTTGTATAGGAGGATACCTACGTATAGGAGGAGACATTGGTGCAAATCCAATCTTCTAGAACACCACACCATTAATACCTTATTGGGGTATCGTCTAACGGTAGGACATTGGACTTTGAATCCACCAATCTAGGTTCGAGTCCTAGTACCCCAGCCAATAAAATTATTATCAGGGTTCTCACCACGGAAGGTGTGAGAAGTAATTGGAACTCTATCCATAAACTGGATCGGTTCATCAGCCCGTGAATTTTACCTATAAACTATTTAACGGGTATGAATTGCAGCCACATTAATAAGATGGTGACTAGAGTACAGTTAATGCAATTGATGGTATGAACGTGATACTGTTTGAGAGTCTCAAACTTACATACCAGTTTAGTAGTTTATGGCGGAAGGCCAAGGAGTCGAACCCTCATCCTCTCGGAGTCAACACGGTGTTCAAAACCGCTTGCTGTCCACACAGCGAGACCTTCCACTAAATCATTTTCCTAGTATATGGTGGGGAGAACTGGATTCGAACCAGTGCAGGAATGACTACCGAGAGCTTTACAGGCTCCGACCTTCGCCAACAGGAGAGTCTCCCCATCTCTAAGAGATAAGAAGAATCAATAACTCAGTGAGTTATCAGATCGTGACCCTGTTAGACTAAAATTAAACATCGGTATCATCCCTATCAAAAACTTGGTTGCGAGCATGAGAGTTGAACTCATAGTGCTAGAATATGAATCTAGTGTGTTACCATTACACTAGCTCGCACCGATCATATAAAGAAAGAAAAAAACTATGTCAACAAATTATTTTTGTGCAGTTTATGAAGTTGGTATTCAAGGAGTTTTAATTGATACTGGTTTCAGGTGTGATTATGAAACTGCAAAAACGCACATTGAAAATTGTAATTACAGTTTTCAACGTGGAGTAGAATATATTATTTTACCAGCAATTGTAGGTGGATCAAAGAAAGGTAAACTATGATTGGTTATCATTCTTCAAATCCAAAATATAGAAAAGTTATATTAGAAAATGGTTTAAAAGCACTTACTGGATTTTCTTATAAATATAATCATGGAAATGAAGTAATGCCTGCTATTTTTTTCTCTCTAACTTGGAAACATAGATTCATTTCAACATATGATGATGATTTTTATAAAGTAAATCTATTAAATGTTATTTGTATTCCTGATCCTAAAAATATTAAACATGTAATGACTTATCAAAGTCATATATTACCAAAGTATTTTAAAATTATTTATAAAGGTACTGGGGTTTAATTTTATATTTTTATATTTAATTTTAATATCATGTATCGACAGATGTGGGGGGTTTCTACACTACACCCCTTACACTAGAGGGGTACCCCCCCTCTTCTTCTCATACGGTGTAGTATGCCCCCCATATGTTACACACTCTCTTACCTCTGTTGCTGTCCTGCGGACTCACTGATGTAAACATAACGAGGTATCTCTCATGTCCATGTTCAGCACCATGTCCAAGTTCATTCAGTCCATCTTCACCACTGCTACCCGTAGCGTGGAGTCACTGGATAAAGGACTCGACATTCTCAATCACTATGTAAGCGAGAAGCATCAGGAGCAACTGCTCACTATCACTACTCAAGCACAGCTCAACGTAGCGGCATTCAACGCAGACGTTGATCAACAACTGGACTCAGACGCAAGCCTGAGTTCAAACTTCGACGCTGTAAAAGCAGCGTGGAAATCGAAGGACAAATCTGTCAAATGACAACCTCGGACCTACCGTAAGGTGGGTCCGCAGGAAGTCCAAAGATAGATAGATTACCCCTCTAAACAGGAATCTAATATGTTTAAGTTAACACCTAAAGCTCCTAAAATTGCTGATCTTGAGACCCAATTCCTCAAAATGTTAGTAACTCGTTTAGCAGAACCGGAAAATACTTACCGAAGTAAGTATGACATTGAAGCAATAAGACGTTTCAATAATGCTAACGTTCAAGACTCTGAGTATGTTGATATTAGTGATCTAGCGATTGCTCAGTTTCATGAACTCAACCCCAATCTGAATCTACTTAACTAAAATACCAACCTTAAAAAGGAGCTAAACACCATGTCCAACATCACAGCTAAAGTTCACCCCGACATCATCATCAACGAAGAGACCCAACCTATGGATGGATTCAGTGTCTCGCTGCATGAAAGCGCCTCTGATGAGCTTCTGACCATCTGCTACTATGATCACTCATGGGATGTGGATGACGCCATAGAGGACGCTCTGAGCGGCTGCTAGGTTAACCCCAAATAAAGGAATAAACATATGCTCGGCAAGGAAATCAACAACGACGCGAAAATGACCGTGCTATGGATGCGGTTATTCAACGCCAAAGCCCGCATCAAGAACGGAGAAAAAGATCAAGTTGATCGTTTTCACCATATAATTAATACCATCGGTGATCAACGTAGATTGCTTCTAAACAAAGGAATAAACTGATGCTGATCACCAAAACTTCTATGCAATCGGGTAAAGTAAATACCCTCGAAATCGGTGTGACCCAAGATCAACTGGATGCTTGGAATAATGGTGAACTGATCCAAAATGCTATGCCTGATCTGTCACCAGATGAGCGAGAATTCTTGATGACTGGTGTAACATCTGAAGAATGGGATGAAATGTTCTTGGAAGATGAAGACAACACTGATGATGAAACTGATGATGAAAAACTACAAGAGTTGAATAAACTGAATCAAATGACCGATGCTGATAGGCTCGATCAAGGTATGGTCTCTGATATTTGCAGGCCAAGGAAATTTTGATTCAAACTCAAATCTAAACAACTAAGAGCAGGTGTATATCTATACATCTGTTCTTTTTGGTTCCAGATAAAATACTAAAGAAGGAATAAACTAATGAACGGCAAGCAACGCTATGTTGAGAAACAACGCCTCAAAGCCGAACGTAATCTACACCATGAACAAAAGTGGGCAAAAGCCCGATGTGGTGAAGAACGTGAAAACTTGATGGAAGACAAGCTAAACAACCTGATGAACAGCATGGAGCGCATTGCTGATGTGTTGGAGCTTTGGGCAGATATGCAAGGTGAAATTAAATGATGTTCGAGTATGTTGAGATCCTCTGTGGAATGTATCTTACTTTTATTGCCACAGCTATGAACACACATAACCTGCTGTCAGCAATGTTGTTTAAGTTTGTTCCCTTAGTCTTGGGACTTACAGTTACCTTAGATGCACTAATGCGTCTTGGTATTGTCTAAGCTTAGAGGAATCACCAAAATGGTTAAATATGAAAACGGTATAACTTACCAAACTACTGGAAAGCTCAACTGTAAAGTAAGTGATGTAAAGCCAGATGGTAGTTTTAGGGGACTTGGAACTAACAAATGTGGTCAATACAGATTCCACCTTAACTTTGATCCAAATGGATTTTGTTTGAACCATCCAGAGTATAACCTTACGTATAAGGTTGTTGAAGAATCTGAAAACTACTTCTTCAAAACCATGTTTGAAGATGTTCCAGCAACTAAGAAGTTTGTTGGTATATCTACTGGTCTATTCAGTATTAAACCTATCAATAAACTGTCAGTTTATATTGGTATCAATGATAACTTCTATTTCAAAGATATCAAAGATCTTATCTTGGCTCTTGAAGCCACACTCACACACTTGGAGAATAAACCATGAATGTAATACTTGTAGTGGCAGTTATGCTTGTTGGTTTAATTGGCTGGGTAGTAAATATCCTGAAACTCGCAGAATATGGGCTTGATGTTGGTATCACCATTGAACTAGCACTTCGCTGCATCGGTGTAGTGATCGTTCCGCTAGGCGCAGTGATGGGCCTTTTCGTTTAATATACATGCTTACTTGGAGAAGAAAAACATGTCTATGGCATCTAAAACACGTCAAGTAATTGTTCAGCTTAATGTTAAGCTGCTCAATAAACGTAAACCAATGACTGTTGCTCAGTTGATCGCTCAACTTCAAGAGATTAGCGATACTTCAGCACCTGTCTTCTTGGAGAGTGGTGAAGCTGTCACCTATACATCGTATGGGATGAACAAAACCGAAACTATGTGTTTCATTGGAGTGCTGTAAGTTGGGTATAGTGCACTATTGCCTTGCATGTGGAGGGTCAGGTTTTCACCTTAAATCTGCCAAACCTATAACATTCAAGCCATGTTGGATGTGCTATGGCAAACGTGGATTAACTAATAAACTATCAGAGGAGAAGTAACATGGATAATACTACCCTAGAAAACTTGAGAGATTGTTTGGGATTTGTTCAAAACGGAACCCAAACAAAAGTCACAATCCATCAAGATGATGCAACAAAAGACTTTATTGTCTACGTTGATAATCGTCGCTATCATGGATACACCTTGGATCAAGCATTGGAAAATGCTGCCAAAGATCAAGAATAACTTGGCTTACGATGCAATTAAATGGGCAGCTATGTCTGCCTTTGCAGTTGGACTTATAATGGTCCTGTTTGATCTCTAGTTAGGAACAAAACATGAACGAAGTTGATAGGTTGAAGTTTCGTCAAGCAACACTTGATGTTGTCCGTTTCCTTAAAAATGACCTCGAAGATGATGTTACGTCTGTAGAATACATGAGGAGTTTCAACATGTTGTTTGATTCCTTCACAGAGAAGCAGATCAAAACAGGGAAATTGGTGTAAACCTTTTCTTTCTTGAAGCTTGCTTAATAAGTAGCCCTGCGGGCTTTTTGGGCTTTCCGCCTTCAATTCGTGAATCTCGAAAGGATCACATACTATGTCCGTCATCGAACGCGTTTCCAACAATACTCGTACCAAATCCAATACTCGTGTTGCTGATGAATACGAAGGTATCTACCTGAATCCGGGCGTCTTCGTTCAGGATGAGGAAGGTGAAAAGAAGTTCCTTCGGTTCAACCGTGGTGTCGCACTGAGCGACCTGATCCCCAAGAAGATCTATAACTCCATGAGTGAGGACTTCGCGGCTGATACCATGATTCTCAATGACCGCATTGAGGCGATGCGTGAGCGTGCTCTCAAGCTTGGGGAAGGTGAGCATGTCGTCCTGAATATCCCTATTGTGCTGTATCGTCGTCAGGAAGCAGAAGAGTCTGCACCGACGCCGAAGAGCGCCAAGAAGGATATCGCTGCGGAACTGTTTGGCGAAGAATAAGCAAGATAACGTGTCCCCTCCTAATCGGAGGGGGCACGTATATTTAGTTTAGATAGATAGACATAAAAAGGTAAACCAAATGAGTAAAACTAAACTTATCCTCACCCATGCTCGTAACCTTGTAGATAATGGGTGGATTAAAGGTGATTTCCGCAATAGTGATAAAACATGTTTCTGTGCTTACGGTGCAATCATTGAAGCATTGCGTGTAAACTATGACCCTGAAGAGTATTATGACTCTGAAATGAATCTTGTATGTCGTGCTCTTGTAAAAGTTATCCGTTATCCATGTATAATGAATGTTCAATCTATGATTACAGAATATAATGATGAATCTGATACTACTAAAGAGGATGTGTTGGCTATGTTTGATCTCGCTATTGAATCAGTTGAGGAAGAATGCAATGTCTAAACTTATTACAGATATGTTGAACAATGCTTCATTTAAAGCTTTGAATGTTGTTGAGCAAAACAAACTTGATATGGCTAAAATGGTAACTAATACATTTCAAACTAATCAACTTTGTAGGGTGTTGGTTTTCTCTAAAACAATCACACACATTGAGTGTGTTCAGCTTGCTGAAAGAGTACTTGAAATTCAAAAAGAGAATGCCAAAATTATTGAAGAATACGAAGCTAGGAATAAGACATAAACTTACAAAGTTTCACCTTAACACCTGCGGTGTTTTTGCGGTTTTTTGTGTTTAACTTTCAAAGTTAACAACGGGAAACTGGGATTCAACTTTTGTGGTACTTTACGCTCTAAATGAACTGGAACCTAAGTATGGATAAAATACTAAATATTACAGTTAAAAATAAGCGTACATATAAAGGAGTTAATCCACATTACATAGGTAGACCATCATGTCTTGGAAATGAATTTACGAGTAAATCCTATGGTTTAGGTAAGAAAGTAGAATCAGTTTCAGAATCAATTAGACTATACGAAATTTGGTTGAGAAACCAAATCTTAAATAAAAACCATAAAGTAAGGGATGAACTTGTTTCTATTTATGAAAAATCACTGGAAAAACAAGTTGATTTAATCTGCTGGTGTTGGCCAAAACCATGTCATGGGGATGTCATCATTAAAGTACTAACTGAATATGTTAATAGAAAGCAAACCAAATCATGAACTTCAAATACCGAGTTTTCTGGACAATCTGGTCTTTTGGTTGGTACAGAATCAAATTCCAAAGTGGTAAAACTATGGAAGGAAAAATCTTTGTTGGTCCTGTTGTACTTACATGGTGGAAATAAACAATGCTAGAAATTACAAGTTTCTCTAAAGAACACCGTTTCCTTAGCAACTTCGATTATGCACCTTTGACTGTATTAGGAATTCCATTCCTATCAAGTGAAGCTGCATATATGGCATGTAAAACTTTGGATATTGAAACCCGAAAAACATTTAGCAATGTGACACCTCTTATTGCAAAAAGAATGGGGCGTAGACTTACATTGAGACCCGGATGGGATGATGGAATCCTAAAAGTAGAATGCATGGAATTGTGTCTTCGATCTAAGTTTGGAAATAATCCAGAATTGGCTAAAAAACTAGCTGAGACTGGTAATGCTAAACTTATTGAAGGAAATACATGGAATGATACATTCTGGGGAGTATGTCGAGGACGTGGTGAAAACATGCTCGGTAAGTTGCTTATGGAAGTGAGAAAGACATACCAATGACAAAATCACCTACTAGTGAGACTCAGACAGGGTTGGAAGAGCTATTCTCTAAGCATCAGCTTATGCCTGTACTAAGAGAGCAATTCAGTGAAGTAGGAGATGAATGTGAAGTAGCAGACCCAAAGTTTACAACTGAAGTATTGGTTCAAATCTATCTTCATCGTCAAGCTGATGTGATAACTATGGTTGGTATCCTGTCACCTAAGTTTGGGACTCCACAAGAAGTGGCAGATAATCTGCTTATTCTCTGTGAGCATGACTATATTGACTACCAAGAGACCTCCAGTAAATTTACTGTAAAATATGATATCAGTGATGATATCAAAGAGATGTTGGCAAAATACCAATATCCTTTGCCTATGGTTGTTAAACCAAACAAGGTATTGGATAACTTTGGTTCAGGCTATAATACAATTAGTCGGTCTGTGATTTTGAATGGATCAGCCTATTTTAATGATGTGGATCTATGTTTAGATCACCTAAATAGAGCTAACTCTGTTGCTTTGAGCTTGTCTCAAGATACTATCTACTCAGAGCAAGGAATGTATCTACGTCCTACCCGTAAATCAGGAGAAGATTTCACTGACTTTAGAAAGAGACAAAAACAATCAGATGTGTTCTACACAACAACCGTAGATGTGATGGGATATATTACTCAGCTATCTGATGAGTGTTACCTGACACATAGGTATGATCGTAGAGGTAGGTGTTACTCAAGCGGTTATCATGTAAACACTCAAGGCACTGACTTTAACAAAGCAGTCCTTGAATTCGCAAAAAAGGAAATGATTGTATGAAACAATTTTAAATGTAAACCTTCTCATCGTTAATCCTCTATAAAAAGAAAGTCTAAAATATGCGTTACATGGTTGATGGAAGTAAAGTCGCTCACTATGCTCGTGATCATCGTGGAGGATACGAAAAGAAATCTCCTCTGTATGATAGTCTTCATGGTTATAAAGAGTATTTCTTTGGATCAAATAGCCGTAACTTTGTAAAACGCAAATCTGCCAAACAATTCCGTCAAGAACAAAAAATTGAAACCAAGAAATTGGTTGATCTTCACTATCAGCAGCATATTGATGAATCTCATGAACGCTCTGAACAGAGTATTAATGATCTTGTAGACTCATACGATAATTACAATTACCAAGAATATCTAATCATGAAAGATTATGAATCTTACAGAGATGATCAATTTCTTGATGATCCTTATTACTACAATGACAATGATGTTGATTATGATTATGATTATGATGATTATTTTCGTCATGACTACAATCAAATGTATGTAAATACTCAAAAAGAAATTGCTGAAATTCAAAAAGAATCCTATCTCAATTCAAAAATCGAAGAGGAATAAGAAATGATCACAGGTAAAGATATTGAAGATCTCAAAGAAGAACATGGATTTAAAGAGCATACTCAAAAAAGTGTCTTTAGTACTAAGACACCTTCTCTAATTAATCTATGTATTAGTAATGTTGAGAAGTTTACTGAACTTCTCAAACTTATTGAACCATTCATGGTGAATGCACCAACTTCAGCTTCTAAAAACAAGAAAACTTAAACCTTACATACGAGGTAATATACTATGGCTAACTCTTGTTCAGATTGTAAATTCCGTAAATGGGAATGGGATGGATTTCATACATGTGAAGCTACCAGTTATCAATGCAGTACTGAACGGTGGTACCTTAAAAAGTACCTTGAAAGTAATCATTGCGATCTACATGTTAAAAAGATTGGAGTATTCTCCAAGATTTGGTCTTACCTCAAACGGAGTAAGTAAGGTGTATAAAACTAAACCAAAGGAAGTTGAGTTTTCTGATCTATCTCCTGAAGAGAAAATGAAGACTCTCAGGAAACTCGCTATTGATGCAGAGAATGCCAAAGCTTTTCGCATTAAACATCCTACTGATAGAGCAGCTATCAAAGAACAGGTAGCTAACTCAGCACACACTAAAGCAAGGCTTAGTTGTCTGACTCTGGTTAGTTCAAACCCAATCAAGGAATAAATACCGTGCATCCTTTTCTTGCATCTCATGATGGTACTGAGATTAATGTAAAAGAAGAAGCTATAAAGCTTCAGACTATCTCAGAAGAAATCAAAGCTGATATGAAAGCAGGTAGGTATAAAGGTGGTCAAGTTCATGAGCACATCTCTGCAAAAAGAACTGTGTGTAAAGAAATAGATATATCTCAATTTACAGAATATGATGCTGTTATGGGAATATACGGTTTTTACAGAGATGGTAGTTCTATTTCAAGACGTTATGATTATTTAAATCCATCATATCTTAAAGAATTTCAAAAAGTTCTAGTGGATCATGTTAAAGATAGAAAATCCCCTATACTTTACATGGATTCATTGTATGGTCCTGAGTATCTATATACAAAAGATAGAAGTGTGGTAACTGACGATAAAATCAATGGTCCTACTTCTATGAGTAAATGGGTTCAGCCTATTCCTCCTTCTAAAAAAGTACTTGGACCTGGACCTTCTGAAGCTAAAAAAGCAAAGCTTCGAGCCAAACGAAAGAAAAACAAATGAAGTTTTTACGAGATAAACTTAGAACTCAAAAACCTGTAATCATTTTTAAGAATTGGCCTGATAAACCTATTTCGCCAAAATCTAATTTTTATTTTGTACTCTATCATGTAATACCTATGTTTCTATTGTGTGCTCTTTTTGTGTGTTTATGTTGGATTGGTAATTATATTATGAATCTACCTATCGAATCTTTTATTATTATTAAGGAAAATCTTTGTGAGTATTGATCTCTATCCTGCCTTCATTAAAGATGGTGAAGTAACTCATGTCGATGGTTGGAACTCTGTATCTACCATCAATATGACTAATGAAAACTTCCACAACCTATTCATTAATGTGCTGGGTATCCCAGTATCTGGTGACTACTGTGGAAAAGTAACTGTCAATGATATGCGAAAGAAACTCAAAAACAGTGATGACTCTGAGTATCATAAACGTATCTATGAAATTTGTGATGTTGCGGATGCTATGGAAGCCTTCTACATCGCATATACTTAAACATAGTAGGAAATATCAAATGACTAATATCACTAAAGACATGACTACCTCTATTGATATTACTAAAATTAAAGTTATTGATTACCCTAATAGTAGACTCAGTAAACGACAAGAACTCACATACAATGATGTGTTTATTGGATCATATTCTGAATATCCTGATGATGGTTTTGGTAAAGTAAAAGCAAGAAGCAATGATCCTATTATGTTGAGTTGGTTAAAGCTTTGGCTTAAATACTATGAAGATAAAAAGTTCCAAGAACTAGAAATTCGTAGAGCTAAAGAAGAAAGAGATGCAAGAAATACACTTAAAGCAGACATTGTTAAAATGTGGATAGATATTGGAGCTATTACTGATGAGTGATCTTATCAAACGAATTCGTAATTACCTCTTTGGAACCCAATGGGTTACATTGATCCATTACGATGGTGAGCGTAGTGTGCGGAAAGTAAAACACAGTAATGCAATCTCATACGCAGAGTGTTACCATGGTATTAGTGGTCCTTCCTTTCTGCTTGATAATGGTACTACTTCAGGAACAATCTACGTAACTCACTGGGAACCTTATATTCCCGGTACTTCAAAGAAAGTTTGAACAGTGTCTAAGCTTCTTACACGTCAAGATATCTTCGACCTCGCCATCAATGGCATCATCGCACAAGGAGCGTTTTCTGTAACCCCACGGGACAATTTGTACCGTGGAGGCCAGTGCCTATATCGTGGTCCCAACAACACTCGCTGCGCAATTGGAATGCTTATTCCTGACAAAGAGTATGACCCAGTGTTTGAAGGGCTAGGTGTAAACGAAGTGCTTAAACACAACATCACATTTAACATGAGTTTTGCCCTAGATATAGATGTAACATTTCTATCATCTTTGCAAAGTGTCCATGACGTTTCGTCAAGTAGTACAGATCCTTGGCCTATCTTTCAACGCTACGCCACCAAAATGGCTAATCAATATAAACTCTCCCTCAAAAACATCACCTTTAAAAAGGACATCTAATGACTGGTTTCCAGAAATACCTTCTAGAGTTTCCATCTCTTAGGTATGGTCAAGCTTTCTTCAATTACTTTGGAGAAGGTAAAGAAATGTATGAGTGGGAAAGTAAGAGGGCTTTTAATCGTGTGAACTATGCAGTTGAAAAGTATCAACAACTTGTAGCAGAAGATCCCTACATCTAAACACAGGATGTATATACTATGTTTTGGTCTGAAAAAATCACAACTGAACATGCAGCCTTGAGAGATGCCTTGGAAGCATTGGTTAAAGCACCGACTAGGCCAGATGTGCGAGCAAAAGCAAGAGCGGTTCTTGCAGATACTGCTGCCGAGGCAATAGCGACAACTAAGCGAATCGCTTGGGTAGAGCGTAACAAGAACGCTGCCAGCGCGCTCGCATTTAACCTCAACCCTCGGGGCGATGGGCCATTGGCTGGTATTCTTGTACGTAAAATTGCAGAGCATATCCGCACATCTGAGTAATACATAATGAGGAGAAAATACATGCCCACAGGAATTACCGTGTTAGATTTAAAACTGGCTTTGAAAGACCTACCTGATGATATGCGAGTAATCCTACAATCAGACAGTGAAGGTAATGGGTATCGTTGGTGTTCAGGTGCAAATGCTGATGGTGTTTTAATTGAAGATGAAGGGATTCATGCTGAAATCTACACTGATAGTTGGAGTGCTGATGATGCAGCTATGGATGAAGATAAATGGAAAAAATTCTTAGCTAACCCCAAAGTGCTCGTTATTTTTCCTGTATAAATCTGCTTAGGAGAACCAAGATGCAAACTCTTACAGGTGTAGAGTATGTTATGGCTGATATCGCATGTAAACATGATAAAGCTATGGAGAAGAAAACTTGGGATGAACGCATTGCTCATTTTAAATCAATAGATTTTGATGACAAGAAACTATTTAAAGTAGCCTCCAATCCTATTGGACTTCGTGCAGCTACTCTTGCTTATGCTGATATCATTAATAAACAACCTAGTGGTTTTATGATCTCACTGGATGCAAGCTCATCTGGTCTTCAAATTCTATCCCTACTTGTAAGTTGCCCAAAATCATATGATCTATGTGGAGGAGTCCATGACACCTGTGTAGACTCATACACTGCTATCTACAGCGCCATGAAAGTCTTTGGAGTCCTTACCCGTAAACAAGTCAAGCAAGCTATCATGACCGCATTCTACGGGTCTACTGCTATGCCTGAATACACCTTCGGAGAAAACCTAGAATTGTTCTACGCTACGATCATGGCTATGGCTCCCGGAGCTTGGGATCTAAACCTTGGTCTACAAGAGCTTTGGGATGATGTTGTAGGTGACACCTATAATTGGGTATTGCCAGATAACTTCCATGCCTGCATTGAAACTCAAGATAAAACAATGGTACCCTTTACCTTCCTTGGAGAAAACTATGATCTTCCTGTGAAAGTAAATTCTAGACCTAAATTCCATAAAGGATTGGGTCCAAATCTAATCCATTCAATTGATGGTATGATTGTCAGGGAAATGTACCGACGTTGTATGTTTAATTACGTTCAAGTTTCTAAGGTTATGGAATACTGCCTTGAAGCTATGAGTGGTAATTACATGATGGAACCAGCAACCTATGAGTCAAGCAATGATAAAATGGTTAAACAACTGGTTAAAAACTATAAAGACACTGGCTTTCTTTCAGCTAGGATTATTGACTATATTGATTGTGAATCAGTTCGTCATTGTCCTGCTGGTGATCTATGGGATCTTGTAGATTCTCTTCCAATGAGACCATTTGATCTAGTCAGTGTTCATGATTGTTTTAGGAGTCATCCTAACTATGGGAATGATCTTCGTCGTCAATATAATACAATCATGGCAGATATTAATGACTCAACTATCTTGCAATCACTAGCTTCAATGATAGCAGGTAAATACATCAAGATTAAGAAAGCAGGTAAAATTGATCGAGACTTGATCTTGAATTCAAATTACATGTTGGCTTAACTCAGTAACCTAAAAGGAAACTAATCATGTTTGTCCCTCTTCTGTTTATCTGCTCTGCTATCGCACATACTTACTGTGCCTCTGTTCCTGCTACTACACCTCACCCTCATTTCAAGACTATCGGTCAGTGTCAGGCTTTCCTCCAAGACCAGTCAGCAGCTATCAACGCTCGTGTTGAAGGTGAACCTATTAAGGCAATTACTTTCTGTGTTCAACTTCCTCGTGAGGTTTAAACATAAACAATGCCTTTAGAAACATCACGGTTTTCTTTTGAAGGAAAAACAATTTCCCATGAATTAGCTATGTGTATAATTCATTATGAAGTTACTTTGGAAGGATTTGGATGTGATGCTTATTGCATAGAGACAGAAATATCTTGTCAATTGGAGGTTGATCATCGAATAGGACGTGTAATAGCGCGAAAAGCTCTTAAACATGCCTGCGAAAGAAATTTAATTTCTTTTGATAAGAAAACTGGTGTGTACACATCTGAAGGAAAACATCTCTATTATTGGAGAAATGGTTCATGGAAACCAAACAAAAAGGACTGAACATGGCTGAGATTGATTGGAACGCGCCGACCGTCGCCCCGGTTGAGGGCGAATATGGAAAAGATCGCAGAGGGGAGACTTTTGGCCCGTTAGAGTTTGTCGGCCATCACGCTGGTGGTGAATATTTCAAGGTTCCATGCGGAAAAGCGTGGATGTGCAACGGGTCTTGGACTGACATTCCCCACGCTTGCGACCTGATCGCCATCATCCCCGCGCCTGACAGCGTGGAGCCTGACGCCACGCAAAAGGCGGGCGCTGTTGTTCTGAGCGTCGTGACCCGATGCAGGGTAACAAGATTTGCGACTGAAAGTATGCCGCGCGCGACATACCACGTCATCATGCGCGACGATGGCGACTTCACAATCAAGGATGACGACCACAAAGTTCTTGACGCATCCCCTGCCGCAGCCGTCGCCATCGCCCGCGCAATCCTTCGCATGGCAGGAGAGAACAAATGACCGAGATTGATATGACCACACCGACCGTTGCCCCGAAAGTGGGCGGGTATGGCGTGCTGAGGAATGGGCTGCGCGTCGGGCCAATGTATGAAGATAAACATAAATGCATTTGCGCTTGGATCAATGGTTCCTCAATCGGATGGGGCAGTGCCGGGAATTATATTTGGAACGCCTCCCCACACGCCAATGACCTGATCACCATCACCCCTGACCCTGACAACAAGCAAGAAGAGTCAGGTGTGGTAAAGCAGATAACATATGTAAAACAAATAAGAGAAATGAACTCGTGTGACTTTGAAAACAATGAATACAAATCAGGATATTTTTGTGCCAAATCAGAGGCAGAAGATATTGCTGAAAAAGCTGATGCTGAAATTGTTCGACTAAAAAAAGCACTAAAGCATTTATTGCTTTGAATACCTGACTAATTAAAGCTCTCCTCATTCATTTGAGGAGAGCTAATTTTTTTAACAGAGGAAATTCTCATGAATATTCAAACCAATAGATACTATTTTTGTGATGATTCAACAAAGACTGTTTATGTCTGTAATGAGTTTGAGGATGGAGGAAGTAATGTTTATCTTGGTACCTCTAATAACCCAAATGTAAAAATGGCTGTAGCTGCCTTCACACAAGCAAGTAAGCAAAACTCAGGGTATAAAATTGTATTGCTGTAGTTTTCTTTTCTTTGGTTTTTTTTTCATAGCGAACAGGAAATACAATGAACGAATCTAATAAACAAAGACTTACTGAAATTATTGAAGATTACCTTGGAGTATCAATTGTAGATTATGAGGATAATCTATCTGTTTATGAAATGAGTGATGAAGATGGGAGTGATATTATTGATATCATTGAAGAAGAATTTGATATTGATATGTCAGATAAAGAATATGAAACTCCAAATGATTATCTTCAAGAAATTGAAATTCAACTGAAAGATTAAAACAATGAAAGCTATGTCGCCGTCTCAGGTTAAAACCTTTGTAATTAATGTTCTTTCTATTAGAGAGATTCCTTATATTTCTGGTCCTCCGGGTATTGGTAAGTCTGATATTTGTGCCCAAGTTGCAGAAGAATTTAACCTTGAACTTCTTACTATTCATTTGAGTCAAAAACTACCTGAAGATCTTACAGGTATTCCAATCTTGAATGAAGCCCGTAAGAAAGCTGAATACACACCCTTTGATACATTCCCTCTAGTTGGTGATCCTATTCCTGAAGGTAAAGATGGGTGGTTGATCCATCTTGATGAACTTCCAGATGCACCTGATGAAGTATTCTCAGCAATCTACAGTCTACTTCTTGGACATAAGGTTGGTGATAAACATGTACACCCAAAAGCTCTAATTGTTGCAGCAGGGAATCGTTCAACTGATTCTGCCATTGCACGACCTTTGCCTGATACACTCATTACACGAATGTTCCCGTGTGAGATGAAGGTATCTTCTAAAGATTGGCTTAAATGGGCTAAAAGTCCTGAAGTTATCAGCAATGCTTCTGTGATTTCATTTATTGAAAAATACCCAGATATGTTGAACTCGACTATTGATCCATCTAAACGAGAAGAATTGGAGAGTTATAACAATCCTCGTAGCTGGGGTAAGATCTTTAAGGTTATGAACCTCCATGAAAAGCAAACAGGAAATAAAGCTAAAGGGAAAAAAGCTTCCTCTGAAATCACTAACAGCGGATCTAGTAATTTCAAAATTAACCCTGCAATTGCATCAATGCTATTTAGTGGTGTTGGGATTATGGCTGGTAAAGCATTTCAAGATTATTATGATGAATCTTTGGGAATTCCTTATCCTTGGGAAATTGCACAAACACCTAGTTCATCAAAAATTCCTGATACTCATAATGCTAAAGCAGAGATAGTTTCTAGTCTTGTTGAGCATTTTATGGAAACCACTGAACAATCTAGAGATGCAATCCTGTCATATATGAAAAGAATGGAATCAGAATACTCATCTCTATTTGCTCAACTGTTGAAGGAAAAACTAGGATCTACATCTTCTGATACACGATTGCTTCAAGATGTTAAAAATCGCTTGAATATACCAGAAATTGGTATGGAGGTTTCAGATGAAAATGTCCCTTTTTACGTGAATCAGACAAAAACAGATTAGAAATAGAAAAAAGACTTAAAACAGTTAAAGAAGCTAAAAGAAAAAGACTTTTAGGTTTAGCTGTTTTAGAGGACGAATTTTCACCTAAAAAAGGTGGACTTACTACTTCTTGGTAACACCTTATAAAGGAAAAATAATGACCAATATTGTTTTGGTTCCCCCTTCTAATATGCCTAGTGAACCACCACCAACATACAAAGTGGGAGAGGTAAAACCTTCTGAAGCAGTAAAACTTAAACAGGCTTTTGAAGAGATTATGGTTAATGATCCTAGATGTACTGGTCTTGCTAGATACATTGTAAATGTACGTATCTTTTGGTCCTATGACATTCCTACTGCGTGTGCTGGTCATGGATTCATTTTTTTCAATCCAAAATTCTATGACTCTATTCCAGAGCAAACCAGAATCACAGTATGTGTTCATGAGGTTTGGCATCTAATTCTAAAACATTTGGAACGTGGTAAAAACTGTGATCCTTATATCCATAACGAAGCTGCTGATCATGTAATCAATCTTGGTCTTAAAAGTGATGGCTTTACCTTTGATGGTACAACACCATGTATAGATATTAGGTATGCAGGAATGTCTACCGAAACTGTGTATAATATAATTTATAAGTCAGCAAATAAAAGTAAAAAACTTAACACTGAAAGTATGAATAATACTATATCTGCTGAAGTGATTGAAGATTTGATTGAAAAAGTTCTTCAGGCTGAAGGTGGTAATCTTGAGGATCAAAAAGAAAAAGCAGAAAAAGACGTAAATAGTGTTTCAAAAAAAGCTGGAGTATCGACTTCTGGTAAAGGTATTAAGCTAGACCTAACTACAAACACTGTGATGATTGTTGGGGCTACTTACCAAGAAATCTTTAAGGATTATCTTACAGACCCGCTATCTAATGGTAAGCGAACCTTTGCTCGACCCAACAGGAGACAGCATGGATTGGGAAAAACTAAGTTTATTCTGCCCGGACGTCTTCAAAGAAAAAGTGTCAGCAATAGACTTACACATCTTACGTATGCGCTAGATGTAAGTGGCTCAATCAATAAAAAGCAATCACAACAATCACATGATGCGATTAGAACCATCAAAGAACTTCTAAACCCTACTTCAATGACTGTACTCTATTTTGATACAAGAATTAAAATGGAAAAGACATTTACAGATAAACAAGAATATGGAGATATACTTGTTCGTGCTGGTGGAGGTACAGATCTTAAAGATGTGTATAGGAGAACCAGAGAGCTAGAGTCTGAAGCTTTAGTAATCTTCACAGATCTATGTGTAATAATTCCCCCTAAACCTGAATGGGAATGTATTTGGTTGGTTCCAGAAACTAGATTTACTATCCCTACTAACATCTACGGAAATGTGTACCTTATTCCTCAGAAACAATGAAAGATTGTTAAATGATTATTAACGGAGATAAGCTCCTGTCTGCTGCACCTATTGTAGATATGGTTACAGATAAGAGAAAATACATGGGCAGTTCTTATGGTCTTGGTGAAGCTGGTTATGACATTAGAATCAAACAAGATGTAGTCTTTACATTTGATATTAGAGGAGCACCTGTGACTATCGTTTTTGATCATGATACTGACATCAAGAAAACTCTTAAAGGTCACTTTATTTTAGCCTCTTCTATAGACAAATTTAATGTACCAAAAAATCTAGTAGGAGAAGTAAAAGATAAATCTACTTGGGCACGACGTGGCCTGAGTGTTTTTAATACTGTGATTGAACCGGGTTGGGCAGGATGGTTGACTCTAGAACTTGTCTATCATGGTCAGGAGAATCTTCATATTTACTCTGGTCAAGGTATTGCTCAAGTTCTCTTCAGTGAACTTGCTGAGATTGGTGATTATGGTACTGGAAAGTATCAGAATGCTACTAATAATCCTCAAGAAGCTATTTAAAAAATTCAAGGAAACTAAAATGCTTAAACTGTTTAACTCTGAAAAGGTAGAAGATATGCATATTCCTGCTATCGCTTATGTTGATCCTCGTGTTCGAATGAAGGAAATCCGTAAGCTCGTAAGTAAAAAAATTGATAAGCAAGAGCGTGTTGATATGCTTGCATTGAGTATTGAAGATAAAGACCGTGCTTTGGTTGCTCTTCAGGATCTTCTCGAAACTGAGAAAAGTCGTCATGCTAAAGCTCGTAAGCATATCATGGCAGAAAAAGAACTTACTGCTTTTCTTGCATTCAATGCTGCTACTACATTGGAAAGTTTGATTAATTTGTATAATGCAACTGAATCAAAGCTCTCAAATCTCAATAAAAACTATGAAAAGCTAAGTAAACAGAATGTTGAACTTGCAGCCTTTCATGAAAAAGGTATGAGTGATAATTATAATTTGAAAATTAAATTGGAAGCTTCTCTCACTACACTCAATACAGTGATGAGTCGTCAACATGCGTAAGCCCAAGCTCCTTATTATTGGTCATGCTCGCCACGGTAAAGATACCGTGGCTAGTATGATTGCAGAAAAAATGGGACTTAAATTTACATCTTCTTCTCACTTTGTTGGACTTAAAGCTATTTGGGATCAATGGGGCAAAGAAAGGTATGTTACTTCTCATAAGATGTATGAGGATCGTGTAAACCATCGAACTATTTGGCATAATCTAATCTCAGCATACAATACTCCAAACAAATGTCGTACTGTAGAAGAAATGTTTGAAGAGGGTAATGATATGTATGTTGGTATGCGTGCCCTTGATGAGTACAGAGCATGTATGGAACGTAAGCTATTTGATTATGTGATTTGGGTTGATGCTTCTGCACGTTTACCTGATGAGAATAAAAACTCCAATCAGTTAACTCCTAGTGAAGCACATATAATCATTGATAATGGTGGTCCAGAATCTAACATAGAAGTTGCTATTGATAATCTCAAAGAGCTTCTCCATGGTGAAGGTTTTGATGTTAATTTCACTGCACCTGATGGAATTGAATACTCTGAACCAAAACTAGAAGAACGTCTTGAATGGGAAGATAAACCCGCTAATGCAGTTACTGTTCTTGATCATGGATTCTTTGAAGTTAAAGGAGTCTTTGATAGCGATGCTGAGATTGCTGAATCGGCTCGAATGTCTTATGGACGTGGAACCAAGAAGGTAAACAATGATAAAGGACTAATTAATTATCTGATTCGAAATCATCACACTTCTCCACTTGAAATGGGAGAGATTAAGTTCCACATGCGTTTGCCAATCTTTGTAATGCGTCAGTTGGTTCGTCACCGAACTGCCAACCTTAATGAATATTCTGGTCGGTATTCTAAAATGGTTCGACTTTTCTATGTTCCTGAAGTTGACAAAATTATGTATCAAGATACTGTCAATAAACAAATGTCTGGTGATCCTTTACCTTTTGATGTAGCTTCTGGAATTCAATTCTGTATTAAAGAAGCTTCCAATCATTCATTTGATATGTATGAAGCACTTCTAGAGTCTAATGTTTCTCGTGAAACTGCTCGAATTATTCTACCTCTGAACACCTACACTGAATGTGTTTGGAAAATGGATGTTTCCAATTTGATTAAGTTTCTCTATTTGAGAGACGATGATCATGCTCAATGGGAAATCCGTGTTTATGCTAAACTAATTGGTGAAGCTGTTGAACGATTCTTTCCATTGGTTTACGCAGCCTATATGCGTGAACGTCAGTCATTTAAATTGACACCTCTTCAAATTGAATCCCTTATTAGCGGTAATTTTGTAAAAGGTATGGCAAAGAGTGAAATTGCTCAACTAGAATCCATTATAAGTAAATATGATAGTAAAACATGAAAAGTGATTGACTTTAAAGAGAGCAAGGGTATTCCTATTCCCTTGCTCTCTTTTTTTATGTTATAGCATAATTGAATCTTTTAATTGGAGTCTTCAAAATATGCCAAACATTAAAAAACTTAAAATTAAACAAGGTGATGATTTCAGTTTAAATTTCACACTTACAGATACTCTAAATGAAACGGCTGTAAATGCTAAAGCTGCTTTAGAATTATCAAAAGTTAATCTTATCTCACTTCGAAAAGTAGACCCACAAGATCCAGTAGCTATTTCTGATGCTGAAACTGTAATCACCAACAATGAAGCTGCTTATGCTTTAGCTATAATTGTTGATATTACAGATTGGGTTATTACCTCTCAATTACGTTGGTGTGGTAAATTATTTGATACTTTTATTGTTACTATCCCTGAACCTCTTACTGGTAAATTTACAATTTCTAGAGATGGGTCTTTTACCTCTTTATGGATTCCTAGAAAGTATGTTACAGATGTTCAGTTTACAACAACATCTGGTAAAATCTCATCTGAGACTTTCTCTGTTGAGGTAGAGAGGGATATCACTAATGTATAATTTAAGTACAGACTCAGCTTTAACTTTAACCGTTTATGGTCTTAATGGACCTAAAGGGGATAAAGGTATTGATGGTGTGAGTAATGTTGCTGGTCCTCAAGGTATTCAGGGCATACAAGGCATCCAAGGAATATCTAACTTACCTACACCACAAGATTTTGGTGCTGTAGATGATGCTGTGACAGTCGCAGGCGTAACTACTGGGACCGACAATACAGTAGCGATTAATGCGTGGGCAGCTCACCTAAGAACAAACAAGCTTAAAGGTGAATGGCCGGGTGGAAAGTATTTCTGTTCAGGCACTATTTACATTGGTTTATGTACTATCCGTGGAGCAGGTGCACCGGGTAATAACCGTTGGACTGGCTCACTGACTAGTCTTTTAAGTAATGGTAATCCTATTTGGCAAAACACTGACGGTGTGTCTGATGCTGTCTTTGGCAGATTAGATATTGAAGGTGTTCTATTTGGGTATGCTGGTGGTGTGGTACCTACAATTGATATTTGGGATATCGTTGGATACACCGGGCAACTTGGAGGTCGTCTTGGCTATGCTACAATGGTGGCTGATGAAGATGTTACTGAAGACTTAGGTGATGATTTCACACAAGGCTTCGGAACAAACCGAGTTGTTAATTGTGGATTCCAAGATATTAGTGGTTGGGGCTTATACTTATACAAAAGCTGGGGCGATAGTATCATTGAAGATAATAACTTCAGATGCTGTGGTGGTAAAGCTGCTTATGATTATGGTCTTATCTTCAACGATGTAGATAAAGGTGATCGTAGTGGTGGAGCTATCTGTGTTGCGGCAAACTCAGTTGATACAGAATTCAATCGCAATCATGGACTTAGTTCTGGGTATGAAAATGGTGCTTTAATTGGTGAAAACTTCACTAATGATGATGGTAATCTAGATTCTCTTTACAATAATCGTGGAACCTTCGTTAAACTTGGTGCAGAAAAAGCAGATACAGATGCACTATTTAGAGACTACTACACTTGCAATAAAATAAATTTTACTGCTTGTCATAACGAAGGGTATGCATATGCTCTTGCTGTTTTTGGAACAAAATGGTCTGCTATTCATATCCACAACTCTAATGGTGGTGCACATATAATTGGTGGAGTCACCATTAATGTTGGTAAATTCATGTTGGGTTGGGCAGCTAACCCTACTAACGATACACGAATGCAATTTACCAGTACTCGAATTGCATCAGCAGATGTAACAATCGCTCAAGGTACTCAGATCAGCCTTGGTGAGTGGATTAATGCAAATCCGAGCACTCCTGCAAAAATTAAATATTGGGTTCCTTGTACTGGTGAATTTAATGGGTCTTTATCAGATCAAGCCACACTAACTGCTAGAGGTTTCACTTTAGAGCCTCAGCTAGATCCTACAACGGCTCCGGGTGGAATTAATATCACAGATAACACAACGTGGTTCCCTCAGTTAATTTCAAAAGCTTTACCTACATCGCTTATGTCAAATATTTTACCAAACTTTAATGGTGGTTTAGGAACTACGTTAACTGGGTGGACTCAAGATTCTAGTGGAATTCAAGTTGAACCGGGAAATTTTGTTTCTGGGACACTTGTTGTTGCACCTTCAGGGGCATCTGTTTCAATTATGGGCGAAAAAACAGTATCTTATGAAACCACAGGTCTTGTAGCAGGAACAGTGATGACTCTTCAATTTTGGGTTGATTGGACTGGTGCACTAGGACTTGGCAACCTACTCTTTACTGTTAAAGATGGTTCAAACACTGTTGTATTTTCTAGATATTTTGGTTCTGGGTCAGTTACCAATGGAGGGTATTACAAATACATTCAATTCTTAGTACCTTCAGATGGAACCATACGTTTAAGTTTCCGTAATGGTGAGTTTGGTACGGCTGCTAATATCTATGCACCGATCCTAAATATTGGTTTAGCGGAAAGAATTGGCACTAAAAAACCAAATATGTGGATTGCATCTAATGGGTATGTGAACAGTACTATTACTGGTCCTATAGCTGGAGCATTCTCAGAATTAAATGCTACAGGGGCTATGACTGCGGATAATTTTATTGGAGATGGGTCAGCACTTACAGGTTTAGTGTCTAACCTTATGATTGTTACAGATGAAAAAGCTAACAATGTTGAAGGTGGAACCTTTACAGCAGGTGCTTGGGAAACACGAGATTTAAATAATGTTCGTTATAACAACATCACAGGAGCATCCTTAACTACTAACCAGATTACTTTGCCTATAGGTACATTCAGAGTTTCAGCAACCGCTCCAGCCCTTAAAGTTAACCATCATTTGGTTAAGTTATATAATATCACAGATAGCTCTGATGATATTATTGGAGCTATGGCAAGCTCTGATGCAGGTGATAATACTCAGAATAATAGTTCTCTTTCTGGTATTATTACACTTGCAGCACCTACAGTCTTTGAGCTTCAACATAGAGGTACAGCTACTTTTGCTACAGAAGGCTTTGGACGTGCTGCTAATTTTGGTGTAAGTGAAGTTTACAGTGTTATCACTATTGAACAGATTCTGTAATATCTAAAATATAGAAATCGGGGAAACCCGGTTTCTTTTTTGGTTCTTGTAATTTTAACTACTAATCGACTCTTAAATTGTTACCTTTAAGTAATAGCTTTTTGGATTTGATAATTTCAAATTTTAAAGTTGAGTTTATTGGAGTTAATAGAGAATAGGGTTATTTATCGAGTAGCAAAGACAGTTTGTAAATTGAAACTTTAGCTTTGTAAAAACCCTTAAGCCCCCAGAGAAATCTGGGGGCTTTCTTTTTTGATAATTTAACTCACACAAACTAAGGAAATATCAATGCAAGTCATGACTAATGATCAGTTTGCACAAAAAGAAGTTCTAATTGGAGGTGTCAAAAAAACAGTAGGATTCAAAGTTTCAGATGATCCTATGCTGATGAGTATGCTTTCTACTGGATTCTATGCAAACCCACATCGTGCAATGATCCAAGAAGTTATGTTTAATGCTTGGGATGCTCATCGTATGAGTAAATGCCAAGATAAACCAATTGATATTTATATCAGTGAAGAGTCTGGATTTGTTGTTCGTGATTATGGTCCCGGAATTCATGATCAAATGATGGCAGATATTTACTGCACCTATGCAGCTTCTACCAAGCGTGATGATGAAGATCAAACTGGAGGATTTGGACTTGGTTCTAAATCTCCTTGGTCTTACACTGAATCTTTCACAGTGTCTTCTCACCATCTTGGTACTAAAACCATGTACCTTATGAGTCGAGTTTCTGATGATGTTGCAGGTAAACCGGGCATGACAGAGCTTATGTCATTTCCTACTGAAGAAACTGGACTAGCTGTATCTATCCCTCTTCTAGGTAAAGATATCTATGCAACCTATAAAACTGTAAAAGATGTACTCTATCTTTCTGGTATTAAAGCAAATATCTACTACAAAGATGATGAAATGAGGTATATTGATTCTATAACCCTTACACCATCACAATATATCCTAGACAATAGAGAAGTTAAAACTGATAAGTATAATTACTATACAAGCCATACATCACAAAAAATGTATGCTGTATATGGGGGTGTTCGATATGAAATACCACCTAAAGAAGAGTATCTTTCAGAGTTTAATTTTATAAATCAAATTTCTCAGGTATACCCAATTTGTGTTGGTTTTGCACCTCACACTCTCAGTCCTTTGCCTAATCGTGAAGGTCTTAACTTGAACTCTAAAACCAAAGAGAATATCCGAGTTGGTCTAGAACTATGTATGGAGCAATTCCAAGTAGTAATTGAACCTTTGGTTAAAGAGTATTTTGAATACACATTTAAAGTGTGTATTAGAAACAATATTGAACCTTATTTTGCTTTGCATTATGTACTAAATACTCATAAAAATTCACATATCTCTGGGTTTTATGGTCAAAAAAAGTATAATATCCCTGAAGGTATAAATGAAGAAGTATGGAAAATTGCTGTTCATTTGATGAAACAAAATATTAATACATTCATTAGTATGTTGACTGAGAAAAAATTCATAAACCTTTTATGTTCAAGTTTTGTTAAATTCTACCCAGAACATAAACATTTTGCTTTCAAAGTATTAAAAGAAAGTGAACATACAATAATGAGTAAAAGTACTAGTAATCTTATTGCTTCTTGGGTAATGCCAAATCAAATTAAAAAATTGTATTTGTTTGAACAGGAACTATTAAAGCATTATCCTGATGACCATACTCTAGGTAAGCCAAAACTTCGAATGGATTCAGGAGATAAATGGGAAATTATTCTAAGAAGTAAACCTATTCAATCTCGCATTGATGGTAATAAACATCTAAACAGTAAACCTAATAAAATTAAAACTCTAAACTCTCCTGATAAAATTTGGAGTAAGTATAATAATAGAGAAATTATTCAACTGTTAGCATCAAATGTTGTAATTTTAGCTAAAACAGTTGAATCTCTTTCTAGGCAAAATAGCAATTATGAGGATGTCCTATCTACAACAGTAGATTGTAACAGTACCGCTTACAGTGGGGCTAGTAATTACAAAATAGTTCCAGCTTACATTGTTCATAGTAGGAAAGGTGCATATGCAAAAGCCTTAGAGATTTTTAAAAATATGGGCTTTAAAGTTATTGAAGCTCCTGAAGTTTTTAAAGAGAAAAAAACTACTAACACTAATAAGGTTAAGGTTGTCTCTGATCAGTATCATAGGATTAATGTAAATAATGATGGTTGGAAAGAACATAAAGGAGGCTATGAGGGTTTTCCTTTTAAAGGAGATTTCTTAGTAAAACCTACCCATTTTCTACATCTTAGTAAAAGTCATACAACAAATCAATACTGTAGATCAAATCTTGACGTCCCAAAAAGAGAAACCATTTTATCTATTCTTAAAGTCTACCCAGATATTGCTATGGTGAATACTAATACTCAAGCAAATAAACTAATAAAAGACAACATAAAACCATTCTCTGATTGTGTGAAAGAATGGTTTATAAGTATTGAGTCTAATGTTTATCGTTTTAGAAATCTTGTCAGATTGTCTAAGATTTCTAGTAATTCAAATGTTCCTTTTAAGTTGTATACATATCCTTCAATTCAAAAAGCTTTTGGAGTTTCTAGTGTCAAAGAAAATGATACTAAATTCTGGGATGATCTTAAAATTCTCAACGCTCTTACAGTTGAAAGTTGGCTTAATTTAAAAGACCAAACTGATCTAATTAAAGCTAATATTTATACAGTTTGGAATGCAGATCCTCAAAAAGATAAAGTATTTAATGCTATTATTTCTTCACAATTTTTCTGTGAGTCTACTATTAAAAACAAATGGTTTAATTTAGATGACACAGAAAAAGAAACTCTAGCTAATACAATTGCTTGTTTCATTCGAAACAGCTAAACCAAAGGAAAATCTAATGACCACAAACGTCAAACAAGTAATGTCTATGCTTGCTAGTAATTCTAAAATTACTATTTTTACTGCAACAGGTGAAATCATTGATATGGCTTTTACTGGTATTTATGACACCAACAAAATCAGTGATTTTATTTCTCCGCTTCTTACTGGTAAGTCCCCGGTTGATATTGATCTCTCTAAATACATTAAAGTTGCACCTGCAATGAATCTCGATGATATGGCTAAGGCTGGTATTGTCATGACTCACATTATCAATGGTAAGACTGTGCAAGGTGTGTTCTTCCCAACTGTTATGGCTGTAGAGGTAACTGTAGGAGAAAATAAGGTTGTCATCCCTCACATCGACAACCTACAGGCCCATATGGCTCGTGCAGCCGCTGATGGCAGTCCTTCTGTCATCAACTTCTTTAAGCGTCTGGCACCTGTCATTCAGGCTCGTAAGCATTCTGGAGAAGATTTGATGAAGTTCATCAAAAAGTCTGAAATGCCTTTGACAAACAGTGGCCGAATTATTGCTTATAAGCGTGTTATTGCCAGCAGTGATGAAGGTTACGTAACAGATTGTCATACTAAGATTATCAAACAGCGTGTTGGTTCTCGTGTTTCTATGCGAGTAGATTTAGTTGATTCAAGTCGCCATAATTCTTGCTCTACTGGTTTGCATGTTGCAAATCTTGGATACCTTGGTAGTTTTTATGGAGATAAAACTCTCATTGTTCTTGTTGATCCTGAGAATTTCATCGCTGTACCACAAGGAGAAGATACCAAGGCTCGTGTTTGTTCCTATGATATCATTGGTATGATGAGTGCGAATACTCACAAAACTGTAACAAGCGGTAATCATGTTTCTGGTGATCAGAGCTTTGAACAGCTTATCGCTAGTGCTGTAAACGGTACTCATATTCAGCCTTTTGAAGAAATCTTTGTTCAAGATAAAGATATTTTGAAAGTAGTTAATCTTGAAATCAATAAAGTGACTTCTCCTATTGAAGATCAAAAGCCTACTAATGGAAAGTCTCTTTCTGAAGATAAAGTTGAACTTGTTGAAGAATCTAAAACTGTGAATGTTCTTGAAAAGGCTCGACAGGTTAAAGCAAATACTGAGTTTGCTGATACTATGGGTCTTCCCAAGGATGTGTATGAAGCATTCATTCTTCTTTCAAAGAATGAAACCAAAACTAATGTTGCTAAGACTTTCAACACTTCGACTCGTTCGATTTCTCGTTGGATGGAGAAGCATGACTATGAAAAGTTTTGTGTGGAATATAAAAAGTTGAATGAACAAAAGTATGATGTTTATGTTACCAACGCTAATAATAAATTTATTAGTTTGATTAAAGGTATCCGTGCATGTAATAAGTTAAGTCTTGTTGAATCTAAGAATATTGCTGAACGTAGATTCAATAATCCTATTAGGTCTAATTTGTCTATTGTAGATGCTGTAGTTCTTACGGATAGCTTGAAAAATTATGGACAAACTGTTGTTATGGTTAAACATGGTGAAGCTTCTCCAGTTTCTGAAGAACTTCCAATTGTTGAACCTAAGAAAGATGAGGAAATTGTTCCAATGATGGAAATTAAAAATACTACTGAAAAGACTCATACTATTATTGAAGAAGCTCGATTCTTCTATAATACTAAAGAGTATGCCAAACTTTGGGCATTTAAAAAGAAAAAGAAGAAATCTTGGAATGCTCTTGGTTTCAATCTTAATGAAGAAACTATTATCTTCAATAATACTCCTACTTAAAAAAGTTAACCTCCCGGATAATTAAATCCGGGAGGTTTTTAATTTTTATTTAGGTGGTACCCTACCAAAACTTATACCTACAATTCCAGCTACAATAATCAAAATAGGGGTCATACTTAACCAAGCGATAAAACCATACTCCCAAACTAAAGACATAGCTAATGCACCAGCTAGGTAAGATGGGTTGTCACCTAACATTGTGTCACGTAACACTCTAACAGTAGGCATACGATGATATTGGATTCCTTCCCAAACTACTCCCCAAGGAGTAAATCCAATCAAAACAGCTACCCAAACTGGGGCACCTAGAGTTGAAGCACCAAGAGCCGTCCATAAACCAATAGCAATATGACTTAGAGATGTGTTTGCAGCGTTATAAACACTTGGTTTTGTATCTCCATCTGATTTTCCCAAATCATTTAACAAATATGGCAAACGACGAATTGCTTCCATAATACTATCTACAATAACATTTCCATATTTCCCAACGCCAATAAACAGTTGCCATGCCGCGACGTAAAAACCAACAGCAGCATCTATAAAGATTTTATTAATCCTGTTCATTACATCTATCCCTCTCACGTATTCAGCGGGACGGCGTACTCTAGGCACAACGCCTCGATAATGTCCGTACGCTGGGACTCGGTGGGAACGGTTGTAGAAGTGTCAAACACAAGCATCCGCGCAATACCGCAATGGCCGGAGAGCAGAGGCGTAGCGGCACCCTCCACACCTGCCATCAGGGCTTCGTAATCCCCACCCCACGATTTGGTGTCGTCATGCCTCTCGTCAATTAAAACACCTGCGCTGTCGTAGATCCTGTAAAAAGAGTAAAGGCCTGCATTGCTAGTTGCGAGGTGCAAGACCATCCAAGTGTCTTCTGGCGTCTCCACCACGCCATCCGCCCTACTCGCAGTAAAATTCCACGCTTTTAGCAGGCCACTAAACCAGAACCCAACAGCATTGTAAACTTGGCCAATTTTACCAGCCCACATCCGGGATTTGTTAGGAGACGGAAGACGCTTTAAGACGACGAACACGTCCGTATTTACGATGTGAGTATTGCTCGCAGAAGTTAAGTGCGCTGTTCCGGTGGCTGTGTCTGACGATTGATCAGACTTCAGCCATTTAATCCCGCTTGCAACGTGGGTTTCGATAGTCGGTTTTTGGGCTGCGTCTGCTTGGAGATAATCGGGAGGATACCCTGCACCAAGACTATTGGGGAAATACAGCGTGCCATCGTCGTAAGCGTTGATGGCGTCATGATCCCGCACAAGCCAGTCCGTCTGCCCAAACGTAAAGTCGAAGAGCGTAGACGTGGCAGTCCAGCGCATCAGCCCCATTCCTATATTACCGAACCCAATAAAATTCCTCATTATTCCCATCCAATACTATAATCAGTACCCCCAGTGGACATAGATCTAACAAAAATTCTATCCTTAGTTCCCATGCCCGGAAATAGATCAGCAACAACTCCAGATACAGCACTTGTGTTATTTGCTGAGTATGAAATTTTAAACCTAGAATCAGTTTCTACAGGATCTACTCCTGTATCTCCAAAAGCAAATTCAAGAACACCCCCACCAAGATTATGAAGGATCAATTTAAGTACAGCACTACCTGTAACTTCACTCCAATTTGAGTTTGCTTGTCCAGTTTTTTCAGGCATGATTATACCCCTTTAATTTATAAAAAGAATTTGAGCACATTAAACTTAATATAAGAGGTATTACAAGATAAATATCTAAAATCATGTACCTCTTCTTTTTGGTTTTTAAATATCAGACATACAAAAAGAAGAGAGATGAAAATGTAAAATGCATAAAATAGGTGATGTTGTTAGACTAAACCGAGGTTGGACTCCACTCATTGTTTTGAGTGTTAGTACCACCGATAGAGTAATTGCTAAGTATGCAAACAGTAAGTTTAATCCTGTAGTTAAACGAGATTACAACGAACCTGAACGTGCTCATGGTACTCAAATTCGTTTGGGTAAAGAATTTACAGCTTGGGATAGAAAACCAATCACACAAGGATTTAATTATATTATGTCACATACCCCTACTGCTACTACTCCTCGTGAGTATGAAACTATTCATCCTATCCCCTACACTATTGGAGTTTATTTGACCAAAACATCTATTGGTAATATTGTTATTGAAACTCGTGGAGGTCAAGTAAAAACTTTTAAACCAGAAGAGTTGAAAGAAGTTTTTCCTATTACTTTTAAAGTAAAAGGAATAAACTCTATGTATAGCTGTCATTATAAAATTCCTCCTAATGTGTTTATCCAAAAAGGTGATATTCTTGTTTCTGAAAGTAATAATATCTATATTGTTGAAGAGGTAGATACAAGATTTACCCACTCTAAAGGTGTTTTTGTTGGTCGTCGTCTAATTACTTCGGAGCTTTAACTATGTGCCGGAGAACCACGATCCAAGATAAAATCATGGCCAATGTAGTTGTCCGGCATCTAGGTTTTTTACTAAATAATAAGTTAAGCCCATGTTATCTTTGGCAAGGCTCAGACTCAGGAAGTGGTAGAGGAGGTGGATACCCTCGAATGTCTCTTGATGGTCAAACCGTAGCAGTTCACATTGTATCATTTGTAAACAAGCATGGTTTTGTGCCGGGAAAAAAACAAGTGGATCATCTTTGTAATAACCGAATGTGTGTGAACCAAGATCATCTTGAAATGGTAACTCACAAAGAAAACCAACGTCGAAGAGACAACAGAAAATTAGAAAAAATCATTTGTAATAAAAGCTATCCACAAACAGTATGTGAACATTCACAATAAATGAGATATATAAAATTATGATTTATACTGGTATTGGTTCTCAAGAAACACCCCCTGACGTTCTTAAAAAGATGTATAGTTTTGCAAATTTAATGGCAAAACAAAAACACACTCTTAGATCAGGAGGTGCAAAAGGTGCAGATACAGCATTTGAAGAAGGATGTGATGTAACTATTGGCCGAAAAGAAATTTATCTACCTAGACAAGAATTCAATCAAAATGAATCCCCACTATTTACTGTTAAAAAAGAAGCAAGACTTTTAGCTAGTAAGTTTCACCCCTGTTGGTCAAATGTAGGAGACCGTGGAAGAGACTTTATGGGTAGAAATGCTTATCAGGTTCTTGGTCTTGATCTTAAAACACCTACAGAGTTTATTATTTGTTGGACAAACCACGGTAAAATTTATGGTGGTACTGGTCAAGCTCTTCGTATGGCTAATCATTATCGTATCCCAGTTTTTAACTTTGCAGGTATGGATGATTTAGACATGCAAACAGAAATCCTAAAAATCCTAGAGAAAGAATGATCAAATGATTTTTGTATTTGGGTCAAATCTAAGTGGCTTTCATGGTGCTGGTGCAGCACGTTATGCTCACAAAAATAAAGGTGCAGTCATGGGAGTAGGAGAAGGTATGACAGGTGATTGTTATGCACTACCTACAAAAGGTTTAAACATTACTTCAATGTCTCTGTATCGTATTTCTAAACATATTAAACGATTTGTTAATTATGCCCAGATCAGTAATGGCAGTAAACAATATCAAGTAACTAGAGTGGGTACTGGTCTTTCTGGTTTCAAAGATAAAGATATTGCTGAATTGTTTTACCCTTATGTAAAACAGGATTGCAATCTATTTTTTGATACTGCTTGGAAACCTTACCTCCCAGATACTGCTAAATTCTGGGGAACATTTTAAATTAAAGCCTCTGCCTATGTTAGGTAGAGGCTTTTCTTTTTTAACCAAATTGTTTACACAGACAATCCCTTTAGACCTGCTAAACAAGGAAGATAGAATGAAAAATAATTCATTTCCACAACCAATTTGTGAACAAATCTGGAATGCAAAATACAGATTGATTACCCCAAATCCAGAGATCACAAATGATACAAACATTAAAGATACTTGGCGTCGAATTGCAAATGCTTGTGCAACAGAGCCAAAAACTGGAATTACTAACGGAGCTAAACGCGATGAGCATTACAAAGCTTTAGAAAACTTTCAGTTTATCCCTGCTGGTAGAATCATTGCAGGTGCTGGAAGTGGTAGAAATGTTACTCTATTTAATTGCTATGTTATGGGTACAATCCCAGACTCTATGGTTGGTATCTTTGATATGCTTAAAGAGGCTGCTCTGACTATGCAGCAAGGCGGTGGTATTGGGTATGACTTTAGCCCTCTTAGACCTAAGAACGCTCCTGTAAAGGGTGTTGACGCTGATGCTTCAGGCCCTCTAACTTACATGGATGTGTGGGATTCTATGTGCCGTACAATCATGTCAGCAGGGACACGACGTGGAGCTATGATGGCAACCATGAGATGTGACCACCCAGACATTGAAGCCTTTGTTGTTGCAAAGCAGGATAAACTACGTCTTCGTATGTTTAATGTGTCTGTGCTTGCTACTGATAAATTCATGGATGCAGTAAAAAATGATCTCCCATGGGAGTTAGTACATACTGTTAAACCTGTAGATTTCTCACTTGGTCAGAACCAAGACGGTAAATGGATTTATGAGGTTATCAGTGCTCAAGCTCTCTGGAAACTGATGATGGAAGCTACATATCACTATGCTGAACCGGGTGTTCTGTTTATTGATCGAATCAATAATATGAATAATTTGTACTATGAAGAGTATATTGCAGCTACTAACCCTTGTGGTGAACAGCCATTGCCTCCTTATGGTGCTTGCCTTCTTGGTTCAATAAATCTTACTAAAATTGTAGTTGATAGCTTTGAAGAGTATGCTTATATTGATGCTGCTAAATTAGAGTATTTAACAGAACAAGCTGTAGAGATGTTAGATAAAGTTATTGATGTGAGTCAATTCCCAATTGAAAAGCAAAAAGAAGAAGCTTTATATAAAAGACGTATGGGACTAGGTATTACTGGTCTTGCTGATATGTTATTTATGCTCAATAAAACTTATGGATCTAAAGATGCTGTAGAAATTGCAGAAAGTGTAATGCAGATTATTACACTTTCAGCTTACCGTAAGTCCATTGAATTAGCTAAGACACTTGGTCCTTGCCCAGTAACAGAAACAATTGGACAAAGAGAAGCTTTTATTAGATCTGGTTTTATGAGACTTATGCCAATGGATATTAAAAATGGTGTTCTTGAGCATGGTATTAGAAATGCTCTACTAACATCTATTGCTCCAACTGGGACTATCAGTCTACTTGCTGGTAATATCTCTTCGGGTATTGAACCAATTTTTGCTACAAGCTACATTCGTAAAGTTACCCAAAAAGATGGATCTAAAACTGAGGAATTAGTGGAAGATTATGCTGTAAAGCTACATCGTGAATGGAGAGAAAACGCAGGTTATGATAAAGACCCTTCTCCAGAGCATCTTGTCACCGCTCAAACTCTAACTCCACGAGACCATCTTGTTATGCAAGCCGCAGTTCAAAGGTGGGTAGATTCTTCAATCTCTAAAACTATTAACTGCCCTAAAGATATTTCATTTGAAGATTTTGCATACATTTATTTAAGTGCATATGATATGGGATGTAAAGGATGTACAACTTATCGTCCTAATGAAGTCACAGGGTCTGTTCTTTCTATTGAACCAGAGAAGGTAGAAACATCATCTGAACTTCCTTTATTTAAAGAAGATCCTATTGTCCGTGAGAGAATTCTCAATGGTCAAACTTACAAATTAAAGTGGGACAATACAAATGTGTATGTCACCATTAACAATCATCATGATGTTGATGGTCGTGTAATCCCATTTGAGATTTTCATCAACACTCAGGATATGTCTCACTTTCAGTGGACTACAGCCCTTACTCGGATGATGAGTTCAATCTTCCGTAGAGGTGGTGATATTGAGTTTGTAATTGAAGATCTTAAATCAATTATGGACCCAAATGGTGGAGCTTGGGTTGATGGTGAGTATGTACCATCGTTTATTGCTCTTCTCGGTAAGACACTAAAGCGTCATTTAGATTTCCTTCAAAATGGTGAAAATATCAAAATTGAAGAAGTAGTTAATTTTGACTCTCAACCCAATGTTGAAAGACCTATGCAATGCGTTAGTTGCAAAGGTTTCAATGTTCACTTGTCTGAGGGATGCCCTGTATGTGCAGACTGTGGACATAGTAAATGTGGTTAACCTATCCTGTCCCCGGTCGAAAGATCGGGGACTTTTTTTAAAACCAAGGAATATACAAAACATGACACTCAATAAAGACCAACAAAATGTGTTCATGGAAGTTATTGAGTTCATTAATGGGCCTGATCAATTCATGGATGTATCAGGCGGTGCTGGTACAGGTAAGACTTATCTTATCTCTAAGATCGCAGGTGGTATTCTAAAACATCAAATTAAAAAAACAATGCATACTGTTGCCGTTACAGCCACTACAAATAAGGCAGCAGCAGTTATTACAGAGGCTATGCCTCATATGGCAGATGAGATTGGTACTGTATATTCATACATGAATCTTAGAGTATCTGAAAACTTTTCTACTGGAACAGTTAAGATTGTTCCAACTCCCAATTGGGAAGTACACTCTGGCATTTTTCTTATTGTAGATGAGTGTTCTATGATAAATTCTGACTTATTTAGATATATCCTTAAAGGCTTAGATTCTACTTGTAAGGTTTTATTTGTAGGAGATAAAAACCAGTTAGCTCCCGTCAAAGAAACAATCTCTCCTATTTACAGCTATGCTATGAAGACAGGTAATTTAAACACTTCTGTTAGGAATGCTGGTCAACAAGCTTTAATGGATCTATGTGAACAAGCTAAACAAACAGTTATAACCAATGTGTTTACTAAGATTAAAGAAGTTCCGGGTGTTATTGATTTTGTTGATGGTAAACAACTTAAAAAAATTTTAGAAACTGAATTTACAAAAGAAGACCCTCTTAAACGAATCTTATCTTACACAAATAAACGTGTAATAGATTACAATAAACACATAAGACAAATTAGAGGGTACTCTAAACCATATGAAATTGGTGAAATTTTATCTAACAATTCTATGGTAGAACTTATTGGTAAAACAAGACTGTACACAGATCAAGTTATTAAAGTTATTAACACTACAGACAGTTATATAAATACTTCTATCATTTCTGGTGAAGAAATAACTATGATAGATTTAGAAGTTGAAGATGTATCCACTAAGGCTAGGTACACAGTAACTGTATTTTCAGATAGTGATGATCGTAGCTTAGTTTTAAAGTTTTATTCTGACAGTAAAAAATGGGACAGATACTTTAAAATTAAGAATGGATATCCTGATCTTAGGTCTGTCAGTGCCTCCACTACACACAAAGCTCAGGGGTCTACTTATGACTCTGTAGTGGTGGATCTAGCTGACATTGGTAAATCTACCAACAAAGAGCAAACAGCTCGTCTACAGTATGTAGCATTATCCCGTCCACGAACTCGCCTCTACATTAGAGGAGAATTACCTGAAAGGTATTTCCATGTTTAAAAAATTTCTATCTTGGGTTTTTAAACCTTCTATAAACATAGCTAGTTTACTTATTTTAAGTGTTTGCTTTAATAGCTTAACTCCTATTTTTGGAGTGTGGACATTATTAATTGCTTTTGTGTTAGTACTATTAAGTGCTTGTATTGAGCATGAAATATTCAATTGGAAAGTTACAAATGAGTAATATGGAAGTTTTTTATGGTTACTATGTTAAGTCTGATCTTAACATTGAACCAGAAGATACAGATGAATTTTATGATCTTGAAAAGAAACTTGGCTTTCAATTTGTAAAAGTCAAAAATCAACTTTATGCTTTTAAAGAGTTAGAAAAAATTGAAGTTTATGGCTTCACTCTTCGTATTGAACCTTCTGAGCAAAATCGTTTTGTTGCTCTTTGGTACAATGGTGGAGGTGAAATTCATGAGGTTGTTGAGTCTATGCTTAAAAATTTAAAATATGAAACTAAAAAAACTACTTTTGGAGAGCTAAAAATTGGTGCAGCTTTTAAATCTGCAAGTGGTGCTTGGTGGTTTAAAAGATCAACAATTACAGGTGTAGGAAAAGAAGCCCATCAAGGACCAGAAGGGTGTCACTGGGATTACTTTAAAAAGAATGATCCAGTTGAAGGAGAAGTTGAAGTATGAAGTATGAGATCATTGGAGACTCTATAAAGGAACCAAGAATTGCTATCTTGGTTCCACGTATCCAGACAGCGGAGGTGCAAAAACATTACTACCAACCTCACCTCTTAGCATTGGGTGAGAATGCAATGATCGCTGATCTATTTATAGATCAAACAAAAAAGAAAAACACTGTATCTGATATGAAAGAATATCTTGATGACCTTCTGCCAAACTTAAAGGCAGAAGGGATTAAGATGTTGGTTGTAACTCATCCAGAGTATTTTAAAGTTTTAACCAAAAAAGCAAAAACAGATGCCACCATTGGGGACATTATTGTTTCAGATTATGATCCTGACTTCTCGGTGACTTACTGCCCAAATTACTCACGTATATTTTACGACCCAGATAAGATTAAACCAAAGATTAAGATGGCATTTGAGGCTACCTGTAGATGGGCAATTGGAAATACTACAGTAGTTGGTAAAAACATTATCAAGTTTTCTGAATACCCTAAAGACTATGCAAACATTCTTGTTTGGTTAGATCGTTTGTTAGATATGAATTGTGACCTATCTTGTGACATTGAAGGTTTCAGTTTGAAACATTATGACTCTGGAATTGGTACAATTACATTTTGCTGGAATGAAAATGAAGGTATTGCTTTTCCTGTTGAGTACCATGTAGATTCAACTGGAAAAAATGATCGAGTTGGATTTAAGTATTCAAATCCAAAAATGAAAGAACATTTAAAAAACTTCTTTAAAGCTTTCAAACATAAGATGCTTTACCACAACATCTGCTTTGATGTTTATGTAATGGTTTATCAGTTATTTATGGAAGACATTCTAGATCAAGAAGGACTTCTTGAAGGTCTAGATGTAATGCTTAAAAATTGGGACTGTACGCAAATTATTAGCTATCTTGCTACAAACAGTTGTGCAGGTAATGAGCTTGGTTTAAAATTACAAGCTCAAGAATTTGCAGGAAATTATGCGGTTGAAGATATCAAAGATATTAGTAAAATCCCATTAGACAAGTTGCTAAAGTATAACCTGATTGATGGTCTATCTACGTGGTATGTATATAATAAAAACTACCCGATTATGATGGCCCAGAATCAAAATATACCTTATCAAACTTTGTTCAAACCTGCTGTGATTGACATTATTCAAATGCAACTTACTGGTATGCCTTTGAATATGGAAAAAGTAATAGAACTTTATAAGACTCTAAGAGTAGAAAGTGAAGAAAATCTAAACAAAATGAACAGCCTTCAGATTGTTTGGACCTTTATTGATTACCTAAAAGATGAAAAAGTCACAGAAAAGAATGCTAAACTAAAAACAAAGCAGATTACTAAAGCAGATTTAGGATTAACAAAAGATACTGTTGTAGAGTTTAATCCGGGATCACCTAAACAATTACAAAGATTTTTATATGATGAAGATTTTCTTGGTTTGCCTGTATTAGATTACACCGATACAAAACAACCAGCTACAGGTGCTGATACACTTGAAAAGTTAATCATGCACACTAAAGATCCAGAAGCTGTACGATTCTTAGAATTACTAATTGAATACAAAGCAAGTGCTATTATTCTTTCTACTTTTCTACCTGCATTTCTAAAGGCAAAAAAAGGAAAAGATGGTTGGTATTATCTATTTGGTAATTTCAGATTAGGTGGAACAGCTTCAGGAAGACTCTCAAGCAATGGACCTAATTTACAAAACATTCCTTCTGCTGGTTCTACTAAAGCAAAAAGAAGACTAGCAAAAATGATTAAGGAGTGTTTTGAGGCTCCTCCCGGATGGTTGTTTGTAGGGTTGGATTTTGATTCTTTAGAGGATAAAATCTCAGCAGTCACAACCAATGATCCAGAAAAAATCAAAGTCTATTCTGATGGTTTTGATGGTCATTGTCTTAGAGCTTTAGCTTACTTTAAAGAGCATATGCCAGATATTGAAATGTTACCTTATAATGCTGTTGCATATAGTGCTTCAATTAATAATAAAAACATATACTTTCACAGTGAAGAGATAATCAACTACAATGGTCAAGAACTACTCGGTAAAGAGTTGTTTGCCTTAATAAACAAATGAGAATAAAAATGAAACACTATATTGGTACTAAGAGTCTTTTAGCTACTCCAATGGATAGAGAAAATTACAATTTCTATCGTGGTTGGGTTGTACCTTCTGATGAAGAGGGAAAGGATGAAGGTTACTTAGTTGAATACCCAGATGGTAAAAGCAACCACTCTAATCATTCTGGTTATATTAGCTGGTCTCCAAAATCTCAATTTGAAGAAGCTTACCGATCTCACGGAGAGTTTGACTTTGGACATGCTTTGTATTTTTTGAAGAAAGGATACCATGTTTCAAGATCAGGATGGAACGGTAAAAATATGTGGATCGCTTTACAAGAAGGTTCAACTATTAGATCTAATTTAGCTAGATCTGGTGTAGCTAAAGGTCGTGCAAACGAAGGTGTAAAAACTCTTAATATTTTACCACACATTGATATGCGTGCAGCAGATGGATCAATTGTCATTGGTTGGTTAGCTTCACAAACTGATATGTTAGCAGAAGATTGGGGTATTTCACCTCGTGCTTAACTTACATGGAAATATTGATAATATTTCCATAGTTTCACCCTCGGAGCATAATGTTTCGAGGGTGAATTCCATTAGATATTTGTACCCTCATTGGCGTCAAGAATCGAAAGCTCCTACTTTTGCTTTAACCTACCAAGGTACGTTTGCAACTTTGATGGTAAACTGTGGATTCACTTTAGAGTTGGCTAAGTCTATTGAAGCCAGCTATCATAAACTTTATCATGTTTCAGATAAGTGGGTTGCAGATAAGCTAGAGCAAGCTTGTAAAGATGGCTACGTCACTCTTGCATTTGGACTTAGGCTTAGAACCCCACTCTTGAACCAAGTGGTATTAGGAACAAGTAAGACACCTTATGAGGCAGCAGCAGAAGGCCGTACAGCGGGTAATGCTCTTGGGCAGTCCTACTGCATGTTAAACTCAAGGGCAGGCTCTGAGTTCTTAGCTGAGGTCCGTAGTGGGCCACATAGATTAAGTATCAAACCCTGTGCTCAAATCCATGATGCTGGGTACATGCTAATTAAAGATGATATGGATGTACTACTCTACACTAATAAATACATGGTTAAAGCTGTAAGCTGGCAAGAAGACCCTGCCATACAAAACAAGTACATTAAAATGAGTGGTGAATTATCTGTCTTTTATCCTGATTGGAGTAAAGAAATGACAATCCCAAATAATGCATCTGTTGAAGATGTTAAAAATAAAATTGCTAAACATTTAGAGAAGTTAGCAACAAGAAAACTACTAATCAATTACATCTATTAATGCATAATTTTATAAAAAATGGTATAAATTGTTGTTATCTTTGTAGAGATATAAACAATACTGAATATTGTTTAAAACTTATGTTAAGTTTATATAGATATAACGATTTATCTTATAAAACTAATAGAATTTATTACAAAAAAGCTTTTCTTAATTTTGCTTCTTCAAATAGAGATGACATACCAAGATTCAATACTAAAGTTTTAATTGTAGTAGATCATGCTGCAATAAATTCAAATAAATCAGATCTAATAGCATACTTAAATGCTATAACTCATAACAACGATAGGATACTAAATGATAAACATAGCTGAAATTAAATATCGTGATGGAACTCACGAAGTAATAAGAGGGTACAAAAATATGAACATTACTGAAGGTGTTTTTATTTTTAAATGGGAAAATGAAAATTTTTATGTACCTATTGATATAATTACTTACTGTAATGCTTCTGTTGAGGAAGAGTAATGGTAAAAATTACAAACAACCATAATATTGACTTACCTTTAGCTGTTTGGCTACTTCAGGATGGTTACAAATCAGGAGCTAGTGATGCACCTCCGGGTGAGCTTATCTCTGTAACCACACTTATGAAGCCAACTCGTCAGCTTATCCTCAAACGTCAGGTAGACCAGACTCAGGAGGAGTATGATCTTTCTGATATGATTGCGTCTCGAATGGGACATGGGCTACACGACTCTATTGAGCGTGCTTGGACCCAAGGAAATTGGAAAGCTTCTATGAGGAAGCTTCATTACCCTGAAAGAATCATCAAAAAGATTAGAATTAATCCTGATCCTAAAACTCTCAAAGATGATGAAATTCCAATCTATCTTGAGATTAGAGGCTTTAAACAATTTAGAGATTTAGTAGTTACTGGTCAGCTTGATTTTCTAATTGGCCAATCTTACCGAGACTTTAAATCTACATCTACTTTTTCTTGGACTTCGGGAAACAAAGATGAAGATTATGTTTTACAGGGATCTATGTATCGTTGGATTATGCCTGATCTAATCAGGGATGATATGATGAAAATCCAATTTATCTTTACAGATTGGGTTAAATACAGGACTGCTGACCCAAGATACCCTCAGATCAGAACTCCACACAAAGAGTTTGCTTTGCTATCTCTTTCTGAGACAGAAGATTGGGTAAATGGTAAGGTTGATCATATTTTATCCAATGCCAAACTTACCCAAGATAAAATGGTTCAATGTACTAATAAAGAGCTTTGGAGATCCGAAGATGCTTTTAAGTATTACTCAAATCCAGCAACTGCTGCCGCAGGTGGTAGGTGCCAAAAGAACTTTGAAACCAATGAAGCTGATGCACAACTTCACCTTAAACAAAAAGGAAAAGGAGTTGTTGTAAAAGTTCCCGGTGAGGTCAAAGCATGTACTTATTGCGCCGCTTTTTCGGTTTGCGATCAACGAAAAAACTATTTTAATGATGACGGAAGTCGAGTCTAAAAGGAAATTTAAATGACAAAGCCATTCTATGACCTCAGTGTGATTGAGAAACAAACTCATCATTCTTCGATGTCGGATATGGTTGATCTACTCTGTCACCGTACAGGAAACGTCAACCGTGAGTTCTTCCAAGCTGAAGTTGCTTACTTTCTAGGTCTAATCCCTAGTTCAATGAGAGCTACGATTGTTAGTCCAGAACGTGGAATTATCCCAATCAATATCTACTCTATTGCATTGGCTACTTCTGGTTTTGGCAAAGGACATTCTGTGTCTTTAATGGAAGATATTATTTCTGATTTCAGAGTTAATTTCACTGGTACTGTGTTTCCTGCAATTGCAGAAAATTCTATTTATGATCTAGCAGTGAACATTGCTGCTGCTAAATCTGGAGATGAAGACGAAGAGAAAGCAGCATTAATTGCTGACTTCAAACGCCAAGGCCATGCCCATTTCACATTTGACTCTGGTACAGGTCCAGCCGTAAAACAGTTGAGATACAAACTACAACTTGCGAGAGTAGGCTCAATCAATTTTCAAATGGATGAGATTGGGTCTAACATTCAAGGTAACATGGAAATTCTTAACATCTTCTTAGAGCTTTATGATCTTGGAAGAATCAAAACCAAACTCATTAAAAACACCGCAGAGAATGAGCGTGGGGTTGATTTGGTTGGAGCATCTCCAGCTAATATGCTCATGTTTGGAACCACCTCAAAATTATTTGATGGTTCCAAAACTGAAGAAGAATTCTATGGTATCCTTGAAGCTGGTATGGCTAGACGGTGCTTCTTTGGAATGGGTAAACCTGAATCTACTAGTTCCAATGTAAACCCAGAAGATGTGTATGACAGTCTTGTTAACAAAAATCGTTCTCATGCACTAATTTCTTGGAAAAATAAACTTGCTAAGTATGCTGATACTAGATTTTATGATAAAAAAATTGATGTACCTAAAGAAGTAGGTGTTGAGTTAATCTCTTACCGTTTACACTGTGAATCTGTAGCTAATGCATTGCCAGAACATGAGATTATTCGTAAAGCAGAATTATCTCATAGATATTTTAAGTCTTTAAAATTAGCAGGTGTGTATGCTTTCTTAGATGATTCTGCTGAAATTACAAAAAACAATCTAAGACAAGCCATTAAAGTAGCAGAAGAAAGTGGTAACAGTTTTCAGACTCTCTTACAAAGAGAAAGAAATTTTGTACGTTTAGCTAAATACATTGCAGAAACTGGTGTCACATTAACTCATGCTGATCTAGTTGAAGACCTCCCATATTACCCATCAGCTTCAACACCACGTCGAGAAATTATGGATCTTGCTATGGCTTGGGGTGTAGGTAATCATGTTGTAATCAAGAAAGAAGTAATCAGTGGTGTTGATTTCTTTACAGGTTCAAAACTTGAAGAGACTGATTTAAATAAACTAAAATTTAGCTACTCTGATAATTTTGCTTCTAACTACACTTCTACTGAACAGCCTATTGATAATTTACCAAAAATGCTTAATGCATCTGGATTACATTGGTGTAACCATTCTTTTGAAAAAGATCATAGATCTGAAGATAATGTGATCCAAGGATTTAACTGTTTAGTGGCTGATTTAGACGGTCATGAGAGAGATAAAGACGGTAATATTATTAAACATGGTATTACTCTTGAGTCTATCCATGAATTGATGAAAGAATATACATTCATTACGGCTACCACTAAAAGACATACAGATGATGAGCATAGATTTAGATTGATCATGCCATCTAACTATATTATTAAATTAGATAAAGCTGATTATAAAGAATTTATGGATAGCTTTCTTCTTTGGTTGCCCTTTAAATCTGATGAGTCTGCAAACCAAAGATCTAAAAAATGGATGACCTTAGAGGGTAGTAAGATCAACATTCACAAGGGAACCTCTCTTGTAAATGCTTTACCATTTATTCCTAAAACCAAACAACACAGTGAGTATGTTAACTCTGTTGCTGATCTTGGTAGATTGGATCATCTTGAAAGATGGTTCCTGAATAATATGGATGTTGGAAATAGAAACAATAACTTGTTGAAATTTGCAATGATGCTCAAAGATGCAGGAGCAAGCTTTGATGTAATTCGAGGTAAGCTTCACACACTTAACAGTCAATCCTCAAATCCCCTTAAAAAGGATGAGCTTGATTCTACTATCTTGAAATCAGTTGCTAGTAAGATGGCAACTTAACCTTTAATTGAGAGACCAGATGTACCTTAGAGGAGAAATTTAGCTAAGGCAGCTTCGTGATTGGTGACAAGGCCACCTAGAAGTACGGGAAATAAGAGATAACTATCACGCTGTCCATAACTTTGGATACAAGAGGATGTGTCGGTTAGATTCCTCTTTAGATCTCTCAATTAAGCTATAAAGGAAATTTACCTATGGGTGATTCAGCTACACATTTAATCTATTTCGACTTCTATTGGTATCTTGTTTACCAAGACAAAGCTCAATGGACTTCTAACAGGAATGAAGAGTTTGTTTGTTTTGTTGGAGAAGAAGATAAAAATCTCCAACTCTCGGAGGTTCCTGATGTCTGAAAACCCAAAAGCATTACTAATCTGTGGTGATTCTGGTGCAGGCAAATCTTCTTCTCTCCGAAATATTAGAGGACAAGAAGGAGTTTTGTACATCAATTGTGAAGGAGGTAAACCATTACCTTTTAAGAACAAATTCAAACGAATTACAATTGATGACCCTGAAGAGATCTTTGCTCTTTATAATCAAGTCATTGCTAACCCCGGACGATTCCATACAATCATCGTTGATACCATCAGTTTCATGATGAATCGGTATGAGTCTGTACATGTTATTGGTTCTGCTAATACTATGGCAGCATGGGGTGATTATGGTCAGTTTTTCCCAAAGCTAATCTATGATTATGTAGCAAAGTTTACAGGCTATACTATTATGCTTGGACACATTGATGCTGTTTTAGATGAAAGTTCTGGGAAGTATTCTTATACTGTGCCTGTTAAAGGTGCACTGAAAAAGAATGGTCTTGAAGCTTTCTTTACAACTGTAATTGGAGCCAAGAAAGCTACTATTAAAGAGATTGAAAGAGATGCCAAAGAAGGCAAACTTTTAACTATTACAGAAAAAGATCGAGATATGGGATATAAACATGTATTCCAAACTCGAACCACAAGAGCCACTGTAGGTGATAGGATTAGGTCTCCTTTTGGTTTGTTTACAGATGAGCAGACATTCATTGATAATGATGCTCAACTTGTGATTGATGAACTTGTTGCCTATTATTCAGACTAACAAATTAAAACTTTAAAGAAAGAAAACAACTATGAGCAATATTTTTGCAAGTAAAAAGTCTGCCTCCAATGATGTTGAGGATGATTATGTTGGTGGCGGTGGAGCTATCGACTCTGATATTTACACAGCTAAGATTAAGACAGCTTACACTTCTAAAGCTGCAAAATCAGATGCTGACAGTTTTAATCTCATTCTTGAGATTAATGGCCGTGAGGTTCGTCAACAGATTTGGGTTTCTAATCGTTCTGGAGGTCTAACCTATAAGGATAAAAAGACTGGAGAGGAAAAAAACCTTCCGGGATATAATCTGGTTAGCTCACTGACTATGCTGGTGGCCAGTAAAGATCTTGGTGAAATGGATGTTGAAAAACTTACATTCAATCTTTGGGATTTTGAAGCTAAGAAGGAAATGCCTCAAGCCGTTGATTGCTTCTCGGAGCTTCATGGTGAGATGATTCAAGTTGCTCTTCAGCGCCAAACAGTTGATAAAACTAAACTCATCGACGGTAAGTATCAACCTACTGGTGATACTCGTGATATTAACGAGATTGTTAAGTTTTTCCCCGAAGAAAAGCTTGTCACTATCAGTGATGTTAGTAGGTTTGTTGAAAGTCTTGGTGGCAACTTTCATGATGTTCTCAATGCTAGAGATGTTAGGAAAGCCATCGCTAAGATGGATGAAAGCCAGAGCCTTTATGCCCCTAAGTGGTTGAGCCAGAATCAAGGTAAGACTTATGATAAGTCTACTGGTAAGGGAACTGCTGAAGGTAAGTCCTTCTCTAAGCCTGATGGTGCTGCAAAGTCTTCTGCTCCAGTTGACTTGTTTGCTGACTGATAGTTTAAGTACCATCAGTTTGAAGGAGATTGTGATGAATAAAGAATACACTTTAAAGCTTCCAATGCGGATACGTACCTCAAGTAAGAAGGTAACAGCTTTAAATCTCAATATTTATCGCAATCTCCATTTCAGAAGTCTTTCATCCTTGAAAAATAAATTTCAAGAGCATGGTAAAAAACTTCTAAAAAATAGTAATATACCAAAATTAGGTAGAATTCGTCTTGAGTATAAAGTTTTTGCTAAAACCAAAAAAGAGTTTGATGTAGCAAATATTTGCTCAATTGTAGATAAATTCTTTTCAGATACTTTAGTACATGCTGGTATTATTGAGGATGATAATTGGAAATTTCTTGATAGTGTTTCTTTTGGGTTTGGAGGCTTTGCTTCAGACGAATATATACTTGTAATTATAACAGAAATTGAACCAAGAAAGGGAGACGTAATGCGTATCCTACTCGAAGAAGATGATATCCAGACTGCCCTTGAATCCTACGTATTTGATGTACTAAATGTGTCTGGTGCAACAGGTGTTGAACTCACATCAGATGATAATGGTGTTATCACTGCTGAAGTGTTGATGGGCGAATCTAAGACTACAAACACCACCACCCCTTCTACTCCAAAGAAAAGAGGTGGGCGTCCTGCTGGTTCCAAAAACAAGACTAAGGAGCCAGAACCGGATGTGGACGTACATACTGAAGACAGCAGCGATAACGATAGCACAGGAACTATTAAGTCAACAGAAGAGGAATCTAAGGATACCTCGTCCAGCGAAACGAAAGGAAGTGCCTCAAAAAACCTTTTTGGGGACGAGGAAAAGGAATCCTCCAAGGGTGATACCCCCGTTAAAATCGAAAGTACTCCAAAGAAAGCGTCGATCTTTGATCAATGAGCAAATTTAAACTTATAGGTTTAATCTTTCTTTTTGGTTTTTTATCAGTAGCTATTGTAGCTGTTACATTCTTTATCATAACTCTTGTAGCAATCCTAACACCAGTGTTTATAGTTTTCTGTATCCTATGGTTTATATGGTTTATTACTAGAGAATATGATGATGAATCTAAAACTGATAAAAAAGATTCCTGAGAAATCAGGAAACGAGGAAGATTATGTTCTACTTATCCAGACGAACTTCTGAAATCGTAGAAGGGGATAAGGCCAGAGTAAACTGGATGTCATTGTGTAAGCCAGTGCGAAGCAAAATCAGGGAAGTCCTTAATCATGGGCTTAGGGACTTCCCTACAAAATTCAAAGAGTTTGGAGAGGTAGCTCAGTTGGGAGAGCAGACTGATGTAATACGTGGTAAAGCTAGAACCTTTAACACTTTTCAGTATGTCGTTGGTTCAAGCCCAACCCTTTCCACCCCTAATATTAAGCATGGGATGTAGTGTCCTATGAACTTAGTATCGTTGGGCTTAGGCCAATAGTTAACAAACCCTAAGAAAGGGCATAATCCGCGCCTGTAACTGCGGTAATATCTGTGAAGATTCCAGATAGAATGGTCTAACTAACCAAAATCTTCAGTGGAAATGGGGACAGGAAAGGTACATCCTGTCCCCCCACTTTATTAATCAGAGAGGTTAACCCAAGGGTTAAGACCACCTGCATTTAATAACATACCCCAACCCATCGAATACCCAAGCTTCTCATCAACAATAGTAGAGACGAGGTTATCTGCCTGCGGTGAACCTTGGTCTGCAATAGTAGCTGCTAATATCAACGATCTAACTGGGTTCTCACGTATTTGGTTCATAGCAATTTTTGCAATTCTAATCTTGAATGTTAAGAACCATGTAGCACCTATACCTTCATTATATTGACGCATTCTACCCGGAAGAACTGAGTAATTCACAAACTCTTCGTTTACTGATTTCATAGCATCTTCAGAACTTAAACCTGATTTAAGCAAGTGATCATAGTAAATAGATTTAGCAATGAAATCACCATACTGAACTGCTTTGTTTGCACCTCTGTAAATGGCAGTATCTTTAGACAGTAAACCATACTTAGCAATGGTTTGAACACTATTAGGTAATTTGTTTATCTTAGCATCCACCCATTCCCCTATACGTCCAGAAGTAATATCAACGTCCATTTCAGTAAGACCTTCAGAAATGTTTTTGTAAGCACCCGCTTTAATTAAAGGTGCAATAGAAAAACGAGCATTCTGATCTTGGATAACTTGACGCTGACCTTCGAGAATACGAACCTTATTTTTATCAGTATCAGCTAATTGAATTCTAATATCAATCTCAATTATCTTTTTGCTATTGATGTTAAATTGTTCAATTTCAGCAAGCTTACTTTTATACCCTTTAAATTGTTCCTTGATAGGAACCCCTCTTGTGCTTAACTGCACCACGTTTGCCTGAGTGTTCATGTACGGGATCACAAGTGATCGAACCACAATAACATCCTTAGCTGTGGAAACGACTCCCTGTATGCCACCCTCTACGGCAGCTAAGTTACGCATGGCCTGCTTACCCATGAATACATTTGTGATGGCTTGCACCCCCTCCTGTACAGCGGCAGGAAGTCTTGTGTTTCCAGTCCATAAATCAATTACAGACGGATCACGATATCCTAATGCAAGATTCATCTGATCTTTGCGAACATAAAAATTACCTTCACCAAACACTTGTTCAATGTGTTTCTTAGTTTGAGGAGAAATAACATTCCAGCTATCCACATAAATTTGATCTGGTTTTGTTAGTTTTTTGCGTTGTGCTTTTGAGGCATTATTCCAATTCACCATCTTCATAGCTTCATCAGGAAGATTAACAAACAAACCATCATCTCCCTTTTCACGAATATCATGAATACGTTTTAACTCATCAATCAAAATCTCATTATATACCTGACCAGTTTTCTCTTCAACTTGACGACCAGCCCATGCACCTAACATCAATGCAAGATTAGATTTAGGTCTTGTATGGGTTTCAAGAATATCAGGGTTAATATATCTCTCGTAATGTATGATCCCATCTTCATCATAAGATGGAAGAAGAGCCTCTTTATTATCAATGATACCTTTAGTCATTTTATTCAAAGCATCTGTAATAGATACAACAGAAGCACCAGAAATAACTCCAGACGTGTAACCATTTACAGTTAAACCTGTTGTAGCATCAACACCACGATATGTGTCTTGGATCATTTGCATAACACCCTGAGAGTATGTTCCAGTCTGTTTTGTGTTAGACACATAATATCCACGATTTATAGTTGAAAACTTTTTGTCTGTTGGGGCATCAGCAATACGCTTATAGCCTCTTTTTTCAAGGCTAGAACGTCTATCATCTCTTGCAATAATAACTGAAGCATTATCCCTACCATGATCAGGTATATAACCTTTGTAGCCATTAAGACGAACTGAGTTTGAAACCAATTTAGAGTCTTCTTCTTTATTTAAACCTTGAAGAATGATCACTAAGTTCTGCATAGCAATTGGATCATTCTCATACATGCTGTAAATATCTTTACGCATTTCAGGATCAGAACCTTTTAAGGCATAGAGTGAAATCAGTTGGTCAATTTCAGTTGTAAGCTTTGGAGTGTAATCCCCTGACTTCAGATTGATTGCATATGCATTTCTCCAAAGCTGATGACCAGCACCCTCACCATTCATAAAGTTAGCAAGCTGCTGACTCTTTTTCATGATTGTACTGGCAACACTTTTAGATAAGTTTGCGTTTAGAGCACCCTCAATCTGTTTAATGTTACTATCAATGATGTTCTCATCCTTGATCATCTCAAAAGATTGATCAGGATTCTGTCTATCATAGATGGCAGAGAAATCAGTACGTCCCATAATCTTATGACTTGAACGCCACTGAGACTCATTAGGATGAGTATCAAAAGCATCCTGAAGAATGACAGGTAATTCCTCACGGAATTTCTGTCTGACACTGGAAGCTGAATAGGTAGCTTTATCTAACAAAGCCACAACATTCTTATTAAGAGCATTTGTACCAATAAGCTCAGACATAAATTCACGAACAAACACAAGTGAGTCTAATCTAGACCCCATATACATATACTCACTAATAACAGTTGCTTGTTTTTCAGCACGATCTTGATCAAGGAAAGCAGTCGTAGCCGTAACAAAAGACATTGTTAATTTGGTTAGATCTGATCTATTAGATTTTCTAACTTCCTTGTTTTTCTCTTCTGTGTATTCAGCTAACTTTTTGAATGTTCCATTTAAAAATGCATCAGCTTTATTCATGTTTTCCATAAGACCAGAAAGAATTCTAAATTCTCTGTCAGACTCTTCGAGAATGATACTTTCAGAGATTTGATCTAATGTTTTTGAGACACTCTGATTGGCTGTATCAATAGAACCTACAGCTTTAGTCATCAACATTCCTGCAATTGAACCAAGGAAATCATTCAGAGATTCTGTGCTAACACCTTGGACTGACTTAGGAATGGGTAGCTGTTCAATAGCTGCACGGAAGCCTTTGCTAGTCTGGCTGAGAGCCAGTAAGACAGCAATAGCATCTGACACACCCTCATCATTCTTAGACGCCCCAAGAGCTTCCATGACCGCAGAGTACCGCACTTCTGGGTTAACATCCCCAAACATCTCAGGAGTGAGGTTATCAGTGACGTGATTATACACACCATTAAGAGCCGCAGAACTCTGAGGATCAAGGTGCATTTCTAAAGCAAGAACCATATGGATAGCTTTGAAAGTTTCCTGTTGGTAAGGAGTAAATGAGAAACCTTCAAAACTTAAAGTGTCTAATGCTTTTTGAGCTTTAAGACGGTAATTGGAAATCTGAGCAGGCTTACGATTAACTATTCCTTCAGGGGTATAAGATTCAACAATTCTCTGTTTGATTAAATCAATCCAGAAGTTAGTAAAATTATGTGCAGCAGGTGTAAGATCCCCATCATCATTTGTATCGGGAGGAATAGAACTTCCGTCATCTTCATAGATGTCATTTACTAATTCTGGATCAATAAGCAACTCAGTATTAAACTGAATGTTAGAAAACATATCAGATTTAATAGCACCTAAAAGACGCTGCATCATAGCTTTAACAATCTTAGACATTCTAGCCATAAATGTAGTTGGTCTTTGGCTTAACTCTTTCATTAAACTCTCATTAGAAAGAGACCAAGACATAAACTCATTTAATGCAGCAGCCTTTGAAAAGGCATCACTATTTACCTGATACCCTAAGATTTGAGCTTTTGCACTGTTAACAGCATCCTGCACAGCTTGTGCAGAATTACTAAAGTCCATATCCATGAACTCTTCCATGAGAGATTCAAGACGAACAATAGAGTCTTTAATCACACCAGTAGATTTATCACCTGCGTTATAATGATCTAAGATAGTTTGGAATGTAGCAGCATGGATTAACTCATGAACCAAAGTTTCATGGTTGTTATCTGTGATAAGCATCACATCATTTAAGGGATCATACAAACCTTTCTTAGTCACTTTAAAAGTATTTGATGGAGCACCAAATAAATCATCCTGACGAGGATCATTAATCACAGCTTCTCTAAATTCTTTAAGGCTCTCAAACGGCCAAGTTTTATCACTAGATTGAAAAAGCTCGATAAAGATATCGTTTAATTCATTGACAGAAATACCAGTATGTTTAGCTAAAGCAATCAACTCATCTTTAGATGAGTTGATAACAAAAGCTTCAATTTTTTTAACATCATTAGCATTTTTATTTAACTCCCAAGCATCAATACCTACATCATTTTGAGCAGAGAAATCTTGAAGAAGTAAAGATACATTTTCAAACAAAGCACGAGCAACACTGTTTTGTGCTAACCCATCTTTCATTTCTCCATAATTCATTTGATACCAGTCACCAACCTCTTGAGCAGAACCAATTACGATACGAGTTTTAATGTCTGCCTTTTTTAAGACACGAACGGTGTGAGCAATTAGAGGGTTGCGTGTTTCACGAAGCAACCCATTAATAATAGTTTCACCATCTGTGACAACCAATGTGGAGAATTCACCCTTAACAGGTGTTCTTTTTGTGCCATCACCAATCTGTAAGGTATCAGTATTTACCTCAGTAGCAGTACCATCAATAGAGCCATCTGGGTTAATAGTAACAGTGTCTGGGTTCTGACTAAGACCAAGCTCCTGTCTGATCATGTTGTTGATTTCATTTAAAGTATATTCACGCCCATCAGTAGAACGCACAAAAGCAGTACTAGACCCACCCATATGATCTACAGAAACTCCAATCCTTTTGAACACTGTTTTTCTTGCTTGGTTCAAACGATGCATTTCCATGATGTCAGCAACAATAGTCTCTGGTGTTTTAGCCGTGGCTGTTGTTTTCTTTTTCTGAGCAGCAGCTAAAGCACGCTGCCAAGCAGCAGTTAATAGTTCTCCATCATTAGAAGTTTTCTCTAAGAAACCTTCAATATCTTTTACAATACTAGCAAAAACATCAGCTTCCCAGTTTTGAAGAACAGCCTTATTGATCTGTTGAGCATATTCAGCAATTTTATCAATAGGCATATCAATACCATCAAACACTGTAAGAGTGCCTTTTGGAGCATTGTTTCCCCCATAGATGTTGTTCATCATCATAGCATCACCATTACCTTGAGTGATGTAAGGTATGACTTTAACCCCTGATAGTTGGGGTGAGACCATAGAAGACCCCATTTCAAAACTGCCAGACATAGATGATGATAATCTAATACCACTATCTCTAGCTGACATAGAGCTTATATCAAGGGTCTGAATACCATTTGCGTAAATAGGTGAGTATTCTCTAATCTGTGCAACAACCTCATCATAATCATGTTGAGTAAGTGAAGCCCTATCAGGAGTACCCTTACGAGTACTACCATCAGGATTAAGACGATTTTTTGTAACCCCGATCTTACCTTGAGATACACGAAGTTGAACCATCTCATCTAGTAATTGATTAAATTTAGCAGTCATAAACTCTGTCTGAAAAGCAGTCATCAGAACCAAGGTATCATTCACCTTAGTAATTTCATCACCAATAACTTCTTTAGCTGTAGAAGAAAGCACATTACCTAATGTTGATGTCACAATTTTAGTAAAGTTATCAACACTTTTCTTATCAAGATATGAGTTATTCCAATTTACATTAGGATATGAAGTGTCAAAAGCTAATTCAAAATCTTTTACAAATCTTTCATGCCCACCTGGATATTTTGAAATACCATCAGGATTTTCAATTAACTGTTTATACATCTCTATAAGCATATCAGAAGCAAGACCCTGACCTACACCACGCTCTGTCGAACCATAAACTGTTTTAGTCATGGGGCTTTTAGCGGTGTTTCTTGTCATGACATATGAATCATTAACAACCATTAAATCTCCAAATGCAGTAGCAAATCTTGCTATAGCGTGGAGACGTTCCTTACCGTGATTGTTGTCTCTAGAAATAGCATTGTACAAAGCTTCCTGACCTTTATTTGCTGTAAGCTCATACAAGTCTAATTGTGAACCTTCTCCATAAAACTTATTTAGAGTCATATCAGATAAACCAAGGAAGAAACCAACACGTTTAAAGTTCATGTAATCCTGTGAAGTAAGCACTCCCTGACCAAAGTTTGCCATCATGTTGCCCGGACCATCAGTCTTACCATCTAACTCAAAAGATAGAGTGGTCTCGAAAGAATCCTGAGTTCCATTTTCTATAGCAATCTGCAATTGAGCTACAGCAAACACAGCACTTAACTGCTGCATCTCACCAGTGCCACCCATCGCTTTAATTAGATCTGTGCCAATTAACTCACCTGATTTAATACCATCAACCATAAGCTTAACTGCATCACCATACTTCTCAGTAAACACTCTTTGAATGTTTGCTAAAATATAAGAATGCTTTTGGTTTTCAACTTTATTAAAACCAGAAATATCAGCACCTTGAGCCACTGTGAGCCAAAAAGCATCTTTATGATTTTTAGTGGTCATATCTAAAGTTGATTTAGTAGGAGTCACTAAAGGACGAAGAATTTTGTTATTCTGAGGATTGATACCTTTAAACTGATGACGTCCAACACGAGAAATACCAACACGGTAAAACACTTCAGGAAGCTTCCCATTAATGGTAAAGCCAGCATTTTTAATAGAATCTACAATGCTCATTGCTTCAGCAAAGTCTCTATCAATAGAAAGATTTTTACCAACAATTGAAGCACGAAGAGGGTGTTGAGCATGTAAATGACTAAAATCTTTTTTACCTAAGTATGGGGCAAGAGCCTCTAAACCAATCAATGAGATCATGTTAGAAAAAGACTCAGCTAATCCATGACCTTGGTTCTGAATATTCCGCAAAGAGGTACGTTCTACACTAGAAAGTTTAATATCTCCACGCGATTGAGTTTTATCAACATGCTGTGAGGGTGCCCCAATTGAAGGCATATTATTGAGTTCAGGAGTGAGTAGCTTTTTGACAGCTAACTGTCCTTCCATACCAATTGTCTTCTGCATCTCCATCATAGGAAACACATTAAAAACTGACTGTGAGACAATTTTTTGTAACTCAGTATTGAAATAAGGCACCGTTTTAGTTTCAATCAATCCAGTGTTAAGATCAAGTAATGACTCAAGAAGCTCTTTAACCATACCTTCAATAGCACCACGAGCATCAATCATTGGTGTATCTTTATTAAGTTTTACACCCCAAATACGAACAATGTCTTTACTTAAACCTTCTGCAACATCACGAGGTGAAACGCTAAACATAATATCTTTAATGTTTTCCTCTGTGACCATAGAATAAGTTAAATTCATATCTTCAAGAGTACCAGCTAGTGATTGTGGGTTGCTCGAACGAACACCACTGAGCCAATCAAGAACAGCCACTGCGGCAGTAGATAAGAGGTCTGTGTGGTACTCTCCTGTAGTCTGATCCACTAAGATAGTGTTTTTGTTACGACGGAACTGTGTAGTGTCTTCACCATCTAAGATACGATCTTTGATAGTTTGGGTATCAGACTTATTAGTTTTCATTGTAGCAAGACGTTCGTTGGCACGATCCATTAAATTTTGAAGATGAAGATTAACAAACTCAACGTAGTTTTCATTGCCTTTTACTTCAGAAACCAAAGCAAGAATGTCTTTACCATTTGTGTATGAAACTTTTGTATTGGTTGGTTGAAACCCTTTTTCAAATTTAGAATGCATACCATCGTAGGTATTTTCAGGAGTACGTTCTGTTACTTGAACCCCAGTCTCTCCAGAAACTCCGGTGGGGTTTCCCCCAGTTTGTGTAGTGGTTTCTGTTTCAACATCTGATTCAATAAGATTTTGTGTAGTTTTAAGTTTAGTCTCAAATCCTCTTAACCCACTAACACTAAGCTTACCTTCAGGAAAACTCTCAGGGAAAGCTTCAGCTAAGGCATTGTAAACCTCAACTGTAGCTTCAGCATCAGCATGAACTGCACGAGCCACACTGATACCTCCCGGTGTGTGTGATTGGTATGTGACGGGGCTTACAGTTGTAGAGTTATCTTCAAGACGTCCCGGACGCATCTTCCCATTGGAACCAAGATTCTCAAACACTTGAGGTGTGCCTACACCCTTATCTGACTTTTGGTCATAGGAGATGTTAAAGGCAGCAACCTTGTTAATCATATGCCGTGCAAAGTTTGTAAAGCGTTCCGTTGTATCTTTTAAAGGCACAATTAAACCATCAGCATTAATAGTGGTTTGGTCTTTAGATTGAAGACCTTGAATAATAGTACTGGCAAAATCAGCAACAGAGGGTGATTTAGTATTACCTGTACCAATAGCAATATCCCTAGAGACTGCTTCAATTAATGGAAGTTTCTTATTACCATCTTTATACTCAGGAAGAACGGAAAGCTGTACATTCTGTTCTTTCTTGAGAGTAACATATGCAGAAGCACGGCTTAAAATTGCCTGTGAAATACGTTTAGCAGTCTTCATGATTTTGATATCACTGGTAGTAAGATCTGTACGATCATCCTGTGACAAGATCTTAGTGACAACATCTGGATTTACATTAACAGGGTTAGTACTAGCAACAGCTTTAGTTTCCTGAACCACAGACTCAGTGATGGGTTTACTAGCATCTTGGCTTTGGTTCAAATCAATCTGACTTGCACGTAATCTGATTTTAACAAAATCCTGAGATTCCATAACCTTTTTAACTTCCTTCTGAATATTAGAAGGAAGATTAGGAATTGAATTCTCAAGTTGAGAAATCTCATTTGCTGCATAAAGAATATCTGCATCACTTAACTTATTGATACGAACACCCTTCTCACCTAACTTACTTGCAATAGCTCCGATTTTATCAATAGTTGTAGCTTTATCTGGAGTAGTATTTTTAAAGGCATCAGAGACAGTTGAAGTAGATGGAGTCTTAGTGAAACCTACTAAAGCATCATCAATCTGATTTGCATCACTACGGGTTGATAACTCATCAGAGCTAAGTTGAGAAATTGAAGCAAGAGTTGTAATTATATCGGATTGTGATTTACGATCTGGACGATCATTAAACTCTGAGATCTTTTCAACGGTAGCTTCAACAACAGGAGTTACAACTTCACTAGCTTTATTAGCTGCTGCCTTAGCCCCAGAAACAGTTGCCTTACCGGCTTTGGTGTTTGCAGCCGCAGTAGCTAAGACAGAAGCAGCATCAAGCCCAGAGGCAACCCCAGAAGCCGTAGAAGAGACAACCTTTTTAGCAGTCTCAGAAGTGACAACATCTTTAATAGTTTTAGGTGTGCCTCTAACTACCGAAGGTGCAGCCATGACGCCTGCCATACCAGCACCAGCAACGATACCAGTAGCAAAAGCTTCAGGACCACCAAGCATTGAACCACGAGAAGCATCAATGTCTGTATCTCTGATTGCTGTATTGGTAGCATATTGACCAGCTAAACCTTGACCACCTTCTTCAAGTGCTTGAGTACCTATTGTACGGAAACCTTTGAGACCTGAGTTTTGGAATACTTTAAATGGTGTAGCTTCAAATTTACCTGCAACAATACCAAGACCAGCAGCTATAGGAAATGCAGTCTTAAATGCCTCTAAACCAGCATCAGCAGCAAGAGTTGATTTAGCTTCTTCAGACGTAAGTTTATCTACATCCATTAAACGAACATACTCAGGTGATGTATTTCTAAGATCCTCATCAGACATTCCAAGGACTTCATTTACAGTTTGAGAGTAAACACCAGAAGCCTCACTAACACCAACAGCGGCTGCAATAGCTCCTCTGTTAACTGCTTTAGCTCCAGCAGCAATAATTCTGTTTCCTGTAGTTGGTATAATAGCATTAGCAATTGCAGCCGCTTTATAAGAAGCAGAACCTGTAACAAGCTTAGAAGCGTAACCAGCAAGCTTTGCAGATGGCCCTAATGAACCAAGACCCTCAGCAATAACATCTCCCGCAATAGCAGAGTTTGAGCCTATGCGAGAAAGGTTATTGATTGAGCCTCTTCCAAACCAAGCAAGAGCATCAGTAAAATTCCCCTCACGACCTTCAGTATCTTTGTCATACTGATCTAGGTTATCTTGAGCATCCAATGCAGCTTCAGTTTGAGTAACACTTTGCATGTCTTTGAGGTCTTGAGATTGAAAAGATTTAGCAGCTTTAACAATACCATCTGTGGTTTTAGCGTAATCAACGGCATAATCAGAAACTGCACGAGAACCAAGTAAAATCTCATCTACTTTACCCGCAGCACCAAGAGCAGCACTAGCCATAGAACCTACAGTATTAACAAAGCCAGCAGGAATAGCGATAGCTGTATCAGTAACCTTATCACCTAAATCTCTATCAATATTATCAATTCTATTGGTTTCCCTACGTTCTTGGGAATAGAATCTACGATTATCCGCAACTTCCTGACCATACTTAAGTTTTAACTCTCCATAAGAAAAAGACCTAATATCCCCACTAAACTCTGTATCAGCAAGATCATTATCTTCTCTTACAGCTACTGCAAGTTTTCTAGCCATGTCTCTAGTGAAAACGGGTTTGTATTCTTCAGCCATAAGTAGGATTCCTTATAAGGTTTAATCCCTTTTACAGGACTGGTAGAATTTTACCAGCCCTGTAAATAAACAAAATATTATTTTACTTATTTTGTGGTCGGTATGTCTGAATAAAATCTACAAGAGACTTTCTAGCCTCATCTCTTGATGTAATCATACTAGCAGGTACAGTTTTTCCTAAACCTACAGTTTTTTGAATCCTTTCTTCAATACCCCCTAACCTATCAGTGAGTCCTGTAAGTCTAGTTAAAACAAGTTTACTATCAGCTAAAGTTCTTCTAGATTCACTACTAAGACCTTTGGAGAAATGAGTCTCAGCAAGATCTTTTGCTGTATAGTTACTCAAGTTATCACCAAATACACCAGCAGTTCTATTGATAGCCCATTCTCCGCCTGCTGCACGAGCATATGCCCAAGCAGCTTGTCCACGGGTAACTTCTGCTTTTTCAGCAACCCAATTAATAGCAGCATCAATATCAGCAGTTTTTGCAGTTATACTAAATCCTTTTAATGCTGCGGTTAAAGCAGTTACAGGATCATCTTCAAATTTAGTAGACTCAGAGTATGCAACTAAGTTTGGATCAGATAATTGCTTTTCTCTTAAATCTTCAACAAGAGATGTAGCCATACCTTGATCTTCTGAAGACAAACCGGGTAATCCAAACTTAAGGATTGCAGCACTAAACTGCCCACCATCTTGTGCAGAAGTACCAGCAGCATTGTATGCCGCTAATCTTTGCTCTTTAGTACCTTCAGGTATGTTTGCTTTAACATAGTTAGCAGCATCAACTGGGTTAGTAAACTGTTCACTAGCTTTTTGAATTACAGAAGCTAATTCCTCATTAAATCTTACTGTGTCAGCTTGTTTAACTTTAGTATCAGCACTATCAACAGAATCAAGGTACTTACCTAAGATGTTATCTCGTTGACTTGCAGTTAGATTTTTAGCTCTTAAAATGCTATCTACATAATCTTGATCTATCTGACTATCAGATCTAGTATTAGGTGGTGTTGCACTTGAACCTGCAACAGAAATTGTTGAATTTGCGTCACCACCTGTAGGTGTTTCAATATTGCTATTCCCACCAACAGCAGATCTCCTGTGACTTTGGTACAATTTTCGAATTCCATTACTATCCATATACTGTTTTAAAGTGACAGTTTCACCATACTGACTTTCAGACCAAGCTTTTATTTTATTCTCTAAATCAGGAAACTCTTCTCGATATGTTTGAACACTTGCATCAGGAAAATTATGTTCTGGCATGTCGTATGCATCATTAAGTTCTTGTGCTTTTTTTGGATCAATCACAGCAGGTGTAAACTCTCCCGCAGCAGACCTAAGAGCGACATCAGCTTTACTAACTACTGGAGAAGTAGGTACTGTAGATCCACCATTTGAAGGGGATACAGCAGCAGAAAGTGTATCTGAAGCTGGAGATGATAAACCTTTACCACGTAACCACTGATCATACCTTGCCTGAGCAGTGTCATCTCCTAAAGCATTCTCAGCATTTGTATTAGCAAGATCAGAGGTATATTTATCAACTTTACGTCCATAATCATCAACTGTTCGACCTTCAGCAGCTTCTCTAAGTCTGATATCCTGTGCATGGCTTACACCAGCACGATCATTAACATCAGAAGCAATATCTGTACGAACTCTGATACCAGCAGTATTTGCAATAGTTTCGTTGGTATCAGCTCTTAATTTAGCAGGTCTAAAAAGTTCTGTTGCAGCTTGATTATTAGTAAAATTAGTTGTTGCTTCAGTTCCAGCAATAGAAGCACGATCCTTATCATAACCAAGGACTTTGGTACGACGATCAATAATCTGTTGGCGCATAGCTGGAGAGATAGTTAATTTAGAAAAATCAGTAGAATCTAAAACAGAATTCCACTCATCTTCATTCTTTGCACCAGCAAGTAATCCAGTAAGTTCTGCGTCACCTCTTTCCTCTAGACCAGTTTGATACTTGCTTAAAAGATCCGAAGCATTGGAAACCCCCTGTTGAAAGGATTCCCCTGCACGGGTTGTAGCCGCTGAAGCAACTGAGAGATCAGGAGCTTTAATTTGATCAATGGTTAAACGTGCCATGGTAGGAATCCCTTACAATTTATTCTTTGCAATATAAGAATCAGCAGCACCAGAATCACGACCTTCAGCAGCATATCGTGTACGGATTCTATCTTCTAATTCAGTATTGTAAGTCTTGGTTTGGTTCCCAAGATTGGTTTCAAAAGTTTTCTCTTGGAATTGTAAGGATTTCTTTGCAAGTTTACTTTGCTGAAAACTATTCCAAAGAGAACCAAGAGTACCAATAGCACTGATACCCATCTGAGCATAACCACCTTGACCAAACATACCGGGTGATTGTGTAGCACCAGTTTGGTTATTGAAGATAGTACCTTGTTCTGTAGCACTAAACATAGCAGGATTTCCTGTTCCTTGTGAAACAGCAGCTTGCTGACCAGTAGAAGACAAACCTGCCATTGCAGGAAATTGAAGACCACTAGATGGGTTTGAAAATTGATTTGAAAACATCTGATTTCCTTTCTTTAAGTTTTTGGAAGTGTAAGTTGAAATTCTGAATAGTTAGATACCATAGAAAGTGTAATATCTGCAATCTCTGAACCACTCATGGTAGTTCTACCAATGAATTGATCGACAGTCTCTGGTACGTAGCTTCCATTAGTTTTTTTACTGTTACCTTTGACGCTATCTGTAAGGGATAACGGATTAAAAAGTAAGTCATTATATAATCCCATAGACCTCATAAGTTCTTCAATACCCTCTACAGCTTTATCATAGACATTTTGAGCATCTTCCATGTCTGCTTGAATCTCTAAACCTTCAGCTTTAACATAACCAGAGTATCCATTAGCAATAGCAGATGTGATACTTAATAATGTCTGTGCATCTAATAAATTATTAGCAGCAACAGAAAATGAACCACCACTACTTATTCCATATGTGATAGCAAAACTTACAATAGCACCAATAATAGCTCCCAGTTTTTCACCAAAGATACTGGTTGCAACTTCAGTGATAACCATAGCAAGAATAACACCTGCAACAGCATTAATAGCAGCACCTGCTATGGCAGCAGATACACCAGTTAACCCTACGGCTGTACCTACAGCAGCATTCGTACCTAACAAACCGGGTGCTGCACCTAAAGTAATTGGAGCAAACAAAGCTACAAGTACAATGATGACAATCATTACAATCAGCATCACAACAAAACTTTCATACCACTTTTGTTTAACAACTTGATATGAGTTAAAAGTGATAAAAGTGTTAGACAATGATAGTTGTGTAAAGTCTTTAATTCCTAATGATTTGACAGTCGGATTATGTAAAGGAATAATGAACACAGATTCATCAACATCTGCAACACCATCTTTAAGAGTAGTTCTTACAGACTTACCTCCATAGATAAAGTTTTCATGCACCATACCCCAAATAGTTAACTTTGAGTATGTGCTTGCACTTGTCTGTTTAAAGAGTGTCATCTGATCGAGAGAACGAGGTATCACATAGCTAGTATCAAAAGTATCTCGGGTGAATGTACCAGTTTTAATAGTCCAAGTTAAAGCATCAGAATTCTCAAACCAAATATCTCCATCTACCGCATCTAATTTACCTAAACCAGTGTGGTTAGTTTCTATAATACTTACCCATGTAAAACGATTATCAAATCCCAAAAGATCAGGATGATCAGATACTAATCTAACAGTAGATCTTGGAGGTTCTACAATGGTAGGTGTTGGTGGTTTGGGGGTACCAAAAAGAGGATCTTTAACAGACAATGGGTCATTAGGATCATAATACTGAGCTGCTAACCAAGTCTGTGAGGCTGCATACATAGCATCATAAGTGTTAACAGATGTAGTAAAATCAGTCATAGACGTAGCTGAAGTACTTTGATACCCAATCATATTTTGGAACCATTTATACATATAACGACGACAAGCAGGATCAATAGCGTTTACAGAAACACCCCACTGAATGTAGGCATAATCAACATCCCCAATAGAGGGATTATCCTCAACTTGTGTAAGGATGTCCTCTATGCTCTTACCTTTCATTGGACCGCCAGTAGCCCGCTTATAAGCTTTCTTACTTTCTTTAAATAAACCAGAACCAGTAATGTCATCATAAGCTGGCTCAGTTATAGATTTGTTATCTAACCTTAAAGGTATGAAAGGGTAATATCCGGGATTTGACACAACACTTACAGATTCTACAGCTACATCAAGAATTGCATTACCTGAACCAACTTGGTAAATCCAAATACCTTTATTACCTGCAACTTTTTCTAAAATAGTTTCTTGATTATCATATTGATGGTCAATAACTTCACGGATAAAATCTCCTGTAGTGGTTGTAGTTACAGTCTCGGTATCACCCCCACCTAAATCATTTACAACTACATCTGTAGTACCAACACCATCTACATAAATCTCTCTGTAGGTCCAAATGTATATCCAACTTTGCACTGTAGATGTGTCATCTGCTGCTGAAGTAGACCCAACATACTCACTTTTAACCCAAGTCTCTAAAATACCATTAAAGCTTTCACTGATAGTAACTGAGTCTGTTGGCTCAGTGATAGTAGGAGATCCGTCAGAATACTCTTTCACTACATCAATATCTTGGTCTAAACTATAACTGACTACTCCAGTATTCACAGTAGAGTCTAAGGTATAACCTGTTGTATTTGGACGAGAGTAAACTCCTGTAGTTTTAGTACCTTGGTTTAAAGTCTCAATAACTTCAGGTATTGTTTGGTAGTACCTAGCAATGATAAACTTTTCCACACTGCTGTAATCTGTTGCAGGTATGTTTACAACATTTCCATCAGCATATTGAATAGCAATTGTGTGAGTTGTGGAGTCATAATCTGAAATCCACAAGTTTGAAAGTTCCGCAGGATCATTTTCAAATAACCACTTTTCAGCCCAATATTCATAATCACCATCTGTAAGTTCGACACTTTGAACTACATTCACAAGACCTACAGGACTCACAGGGATAGGGATAAATGGAACAACTGTAGCTTGAGGCAATGAAACATTGTCTTCAACTAATAGTGTTGGAAGTCCTGCAATATCATTATTAACAGACCAGTTAAAAAATGACCGCTGCATGATACCCGGACCATTTAAATAACTACTAATTATAGTTTCTCCAAGATAGTTATTACTACCATTGGTTACTGCTGAGAAAACATTTGTTTTTAAATAATTTGGACGGTCAATCTCATCACCAGATAAATTATATACTGATGATGAGACATATACCTGTTTACTACCACTAAAAAGACCCATGGTAATTAAACCCCTTACAGACCATTGTTGTTACGAATAGCGAGAAGAACATTACTAACCGAATCTACACTAAGCTCAGTTGGAGCAAGAAGATTCTCATCTAATGTCTTCTGCGTAATCCAACCATCAAGATACATCTTAGCAGCTTTCTGTTTAGAATCTTTTGCAAAGCTATCAATCTGCTGAGTGTAAAGATCCTTCTGTTTACCGATTGAACCAAGAATGATGGTGGACCCGTCTGAACGAGAATCCATAGTCTTTGCACGTTCACTCTCGACTTGCTCCTGAAGTAGGTTAGCTTGTCTACCTACGAGACCAGAGACTGTGGTAACACCATCAGACCTAAGATCAAGTGTCTGTGCACGTTGAGTCTCACGCTGCTCAAGAAGGAGATTAGTTTGAGCAGGTAATTGAAGAGTTAGTAAGTGTTTTTCTTTATTAAGCGTGACAGGAAGCATCTCAGTTAATTGAAACTGTGCTGTATCAAACTGTACAGAAGTAAGACAGTAAGAAGCATCAGCATTAGCAATCTGCATCTTAGTAAGAGCATACTGTGCACCTGCATTCTGCATATCGAATACTGATTTCTGAGCATCAGCTTTAGTAGCCTCAAGCTTAATGAGAGCTTCAGTAGCTTCAATTTCAGCAACACGGGCTTTCATCTGTGCAGTGATAGAAGACCACTTAGACTCTTCCTTGGCTAAAAGGAATGAAACAGATTGGTTTAAAACACTTGTAGAGATTTCAGTGTAGACTTTTGCATACTGATCTCCTGTAATTCTGTTGTTTTTAAACTCACGCTGGATATGGATATCCATTGCTTGCATGAGTTTATCAAACACACCAGAGCCTTCTAAATCAACCTCTGTTAGTTGATCTAAAGTAACAGCAATAGTGTCAGTATAAACATCAGAAGTTAAATCCTTACTGTAGGAAAACTCTGGGCTGCTTAAATCAATAACAGGTATTGTGGGGGAATCTGTAGTGAGAGAGGTAAATAGGGAGTTAGCCCGCTCATCTGCATTACAATCGGTAATTGCCATCTCTATTGTACCTCTCTCAGTTTATTATAAATTACGTGTCGATAGCGTTAGCAGCTTTTTGATGACTAGCAAGTTCATTTAACTCTTTCTGAGTTAGCATTGGCAAATGTTCAATTGCAAACTTGTTAATCATGCTAGTCTTATATTTCTTTACACCAAAGGCACCACCCTTGATTTCTCTACGAAGAGGAAACTTTTGATTCTTCAAATGGTTCAAAAGAATCTCAGGAATATGATAACCGTTAGGTGCATCGTCATCCCCATAAGGAACATACTTAGAGACTTTACCTGTATATTTATTAATGACAGTGATAATTGCACCATCTAATTGAGCATCACTTGGGTCTAAATTTGTAATTCTAACACGATGCAATCTTAAAGATTTACCTCTAACAACTTGACGTAAAAGCTGTGGATCAGAAATTGTATTTGGGTCCATATTAAGAATTTCGCTCGCACTCGGACCTTTTTTAGGTCGAGCAGGTGCTGTCTGAATCTGGGTTTCATCAAAGTCTTCACCTCCAAAATCTGGAAGTTTGGTTTCTTGAGATTTAAGTGCACTAATTAGATTAGCTCTAATAACACTTTCACCTGAATTACCAGAATACTTAATGCCAATAACTCTAGCAACATCGCGGAGTTCTTCGATAGTTTTCATTGCCGTGATGGCTGTAATAGCCTCATCGGTTGTAAGGTCATTGATATTCATTATCATTTCTTTCTGTTAAGAAATTAAGAAAAAGAGGAGAGGTTTTACCCCCTCCTCAGTATAGTTAAAATTACTCAGCCGCAACAGTCTTCACAAGACCAATACGTTCCCCACGCAGCTTGATAAAGCCGTGATAGAAGGTAATTGAGCTAAACCCAATCTTACCGTAAGGATCTTGGACAGTGGCCATATCCGGTCCCGGCTTCTTAACGATAATCTTAAATTTCTGTTTTGCGCCTTTCTTACCAGAACCCTGAAGACCAACAGTGGCAAACGAACCATCACCAACCACCAGCATTGGGTAGATGTTGTAGTTAGTACCATCGTCTGAGTAGCCAAGGTTCGAGCCAGATGCGACACCACCAGCACCTTCCCAGTGCATCATGTTTGGCACAACGATAATTCTGAAGTCACCAACAGAACCAAGTTCACCATTCATAATCGTAGCAGCAGAAGCATACTTACGCACTGGAACAAACGCCGGATTACCAAGACCATCAACCATATTTTCAACGGTAATCTGAAGCTCAGAACCAATATACATAATGCGAGAAGCATTAACGGTCATGGTATCTGTCATAGTAGAACCTTTAATAACTTTCGTACTTTTTGGAGTACGATTATCATCAAGAACAATACTAAGCTTCTTTAAGTCTGAGTAAGTCACAACCGAAGGATTAGCACCTTCACCAGTCATCTCACTATCCTGTGTCGCAACACCTGTATAGAACACAGTGTCAGAGTTAGACAGTAGATCAATCTGAAGAAGATCCTCAGTAATCTCATTGGCACCAGCAACCATCTCACGAGACATGTGACTGTAAAGTTCAGAGTCCGTATCGAAAGTCATTGAATCCGCAGAGAATTCTGAGAAAAAGCCATGCTCCTGAAGTGTACCAGAACGCTCAAGACGGGTGAAACCAACTCGGTTAACACGTCCACCTTCTTCTGTCAGTGTAGGCATACGTGAGGAAATAGTACCAACGTCCTTAGACGAACCATACATATTACCACCATTCACACTTACAACAGCACCAACAGCCAAAGCTTTCACAGTAGCAGCCGCAGCATTTGTGTAAGTAGCGATCAAACCACCGCTGAGAGTGATAGTAGCAAGACCTGTACCACCAGAACCATCAGCACCAGCAACAGCAGTGATGACACTGCCTGTATTAGCCTCAATGGCTGTGACAGCAGCAGCTTTCGTAGCATCCGCAACAGTGACTACGGTACGTGGGAAAACCACCAGAGAACTAGTACTTGCAAGCACAACACCAGCAGCATCAAGACCCTGATCATTCACGTTACGCGAATCAAGCATTGGGGTGTAGTAATAAACTTTAAGCTCTTTACCATAGTGCATTGGCATAGAACGAACATCAGCTAACGGGCTGAAGAACATCTTCTCAGCCGCATCAATAAGAGATCTACGATCCCAATAGTCTGTGTTGAACTGTGTACCTACAGTCGAAGCGGTACCCGGAGGGGCGTTATAAAGTTGAGCCATTGTGTTTCCTTTTCAAACTTCTCAATTAGATTTACGCTATTCAAGGTGGAGACATCTTTAAGAAATCTTCATCCGACATAGACGAATAATCAGTTACAGTATGTTGTCCGCCAGCATTTGCTGGAGCAGATCGGGGTTGAATTGCCGATGAGACGTTTGGATTGGGTTGCTCAGTCTTCGGCTTGAGAGCAGCCTTCCGGGTGCCAGTGCCAATAGATTTCTTTTCTACTGGTTGGTCTTTAGGTTTAAACACACCAGCCTTTTCCATTGCTTCACCAACTTGGTAGTAGGCAGAAAGAAAAGGAACATCGGATAAATAACCCATTGTTTTCTGGTAATCTAACTCAGTCTTAATCTTTGCATAAACCCCTGATTGTCTTTGTGCAAGTATATTCTGAAAAATACTTGGTTGCTCTCTAAGAGCTTCCTTAGAAGTACCATCCCAATCTGAGTTAATATCTGAGATCAGACTATTACCCCCATCCTGTGCTAGAGTTTCTTTGATAGCTTCATCAAACGCAGAATCTTTAGGATCAACCTGATAATCGTTTGCACGATACACTGTATCGTCAGTCGAAGTATCAACATCAATAGGATCAATCTTATGGTCAATAAGTAGCTTTTTAATAGCTTCCTTATTTCCCTTATAAAGATCAATAAGGTAGTTTAGCTTTTCTGGGTCATTTAACCCATTTTGACGAAGCATTTGGTCCTGTGCACGAAGAGGTTTCATTTCATGTAAACGACGAGAGTAATTAACTCCCATCTGCATAAGACGAATTGCATCTTCAGATGTACGGACTTGCATCGTCTTTCCGTCAGCTTTGAAAGGTGCAGAGACTTTCTCAAAGAAATCAATTGCATCAGTAGATTTAGTATCTAATGCTTTCTTGTCTGTCTTTTTATCTTTTGATTCGAGTTCCTCAAGTTCGTTTGATTCTTCAGGAACTTCTGGTGCTTCATCTGGAATCTCTGGGGTTGGTTCAATAACCTCACCCTCTTCACCGTCTTCTGTTGAGGATTCAGATTCATCTGCCACATCTTCAGTGGTAACAGGATCATCAGTAGATTGATCATCATCTGTATTGGGTTCAATAACATCAGAAACTTCTTCCTCTTCAGTGATTGTTGTAGGTGGATCAAGCTTCATAAAAGCTTCATCTGACAATTCATCATAATCAACTTCTTGATCATCTTTATTGAGA